CCATGGTGGTCCGAGGGGCGGTGGCGTACAAGCAACCGGAGTTCATCGCTTCCCCGGCACCAGCCCCCGAGCCCGCCCCCCCAGGAGCCTTTAGCACTGGGGGGCAGATGGGCTACCAGACTGGTAAGGCCATTGGTAGCGCTATTGATTTTGCCACCAGCACTGCTGGTAATGCCGCCGTCACAGGTGCGCAGGGTATTGCTCAGGGAGCAGCGGGGGTTGCCGGATTTGGGGCTGGACTCGGAGGTAGCCTGGTCCCTGAGCCTACTGACCTGGGAGAGTACCCGGAGGAGGACATCATTGAGGCTCCGGTGAATCCGAACTATCGTCCGTAGCTGAAGGTGGAGGTTCCTATGCCAGCAATACCAGCCTGGTTGTTGTGGACGCTGATCGGTGGGGGAAGCATCGCCGCAGAGGAGGCGCTCATGCACTTCCTGCGCGGTGGTTCCGAGCTGCCGAAAAAGGTGCGGGAGCGGGACCGCAAGGCACAACTCTCTGAGTCCAGAGCGCTGGGGATGATGGTCGAAGGCGAGCGGGCTCAGAGGGGATACGAGAAACTCAAGAGCCGACAGATGGAGCCGTTGGCCAAGGAAGCCGGACTCCTCATGCAACTGCTGGCCTCCAGGGGGCCGACGGCCATGGGCATGGACGGCGCTGAGGGTGGCCCCGAGCAACTGAGAGCGGCACTGGACATGGCTTCGGGAACGCCGGGGCTTGGTGACAGACTAAGCGCCGGGTCCAGGGCCAGGACCGACCCCCTGCTGACCAGCTTTGGAATAGGAGTCGCCTGACGTGCCCAAAGAACCGTCCATCACTGATCTGATACGCCTGATTCTGGAGGGGCAGCCGTCTCTGCGGAAATCTACCGAGTGGACGGCAGGCACAGCGCGAAAAGCGTACCAGAAAGCCCGCGGGATGGTCGGTCGGGAGACGGCCATCGAGAAATACGTCAACCCGAACGCAGGACCCGGACGCCACATCCCTCGCCCTGTAGACCCTGAGAGGGCCATCGTCAAGCGTATGGCTCCGTCAGCCGGGGGGCCCGGCGCAACAGAGGCGCTGGAGAAGGTTGTGGGAAAGGTTGCAGGAAAGGGGAAGTTCCTGAAGGGGGCGCTGACGGCGCTCATCCCGCTGATGCTCGCCATGCGAGCCAAGGGGGCGCTGAAGGATCGCAGGGAGATGGAGGCCATGGCCAGCAGGCCGGTCCCGAGCCCGGAGGAACTGCTCATGGCGCGGGCGGACATGGAACTGCTGGCCGGCAGGGAGGCGCGGCTCATGCGCTCCGATCCTGAGGCGTACGAAATCCTTCAGAACATGCTTGGGCAGGGAGGGCCAAGATTGAGCGCTGGGGCCTTCATGGTGGGGCCGGGGTCCCAGGGTGGTCAGGGAGGCCCCGTAGATGTAGAGTCCCTTCTGGAGGCGCTGGGCTAGGAAGGGTGCTGTGCTGTAGAGATACTTTTGAGTGGTGGGGGACAGGGGATCGCCGTCCTGGCCTCCGGGGAGCACACGATGGCTGAGACTGCGGTGAGGGCACAGGCGGCCGGGTGCGCGAACGGCAACAACTCATGGCGCACGTTTTCCGTCGCGTTGCTCACTCTTCTTGCAACGTCGGTCATTGCAGGCACGACCATCAAGTGCGGCGTTGACGACGTGCAGACCCAGGCGATTCACGTCAATTCCATCGCCCTCGGCAATATGGCGATTCGGATACTGGCCATCGAGGGCGCCGTCGGCGAAATCAAGGACAATCAACGAAGCCAGACGGAAGACACTGTGGCGATCCGTCTGGCCATGGAACGGATCACGACGAAGATGAACCTACAGGCAGTTTCGCCCGTCGAGATTCATCGGGAGATGCAGCGGCGAGAGTTGCAACCTTAACTGAAAGGGCTCATCATGGGAAACATCGGTGCATGGATCGTTGCGTTAATCGTTGGAGCGTTGCTGTTCGGCTGGAACACCGGCTTCCTGGAGCAGTGGCTTCAGGGCAACGCGCCGACCGTCTGAGGCTTCTTTCCCCTCCGAACCGGGGTCGGGGGTGGGTGACTGCTCCCGGCCCCGTGAGGGGTAGACTAACACGAACGAGGGTGACACATGGAAGATATGGTCAAAGTTGACGTACGGATCGTATACGCTGAGCCGAAGCAGTTGACGGCGAAGACCCACAGGACCGAGGACTCCCTGGTTGGCATCGGACCGCGAACGCTGCCGCAGCATCTCATCGAGAAGTTTCAGGTGGACGCGCTCGAATTCTTCAGCAACTGGTTCGGCGTGCACGACCCGGATACGGACTGATGAGTTGTGGACCCGGCTATCTCGGAAATTTGTTCGACAAGTGGCTGAAAGGCCGTATCGGCAGCTACTACATCGCCGAGCACTGCCGCTGGCATGACCTGATGTACCAGGATCCCCGCGGCAAGTGGATCATGGAGTACCCGAACGGCTCCGGTCTTCCCACGTTGAAGTATCTCGGGCCGGCGACTGCCGACGAACGGGCACCAGGGAAGGCCGAAGTGGACATGATCTTCTTCGCGTCCATGATTCGTGGAATTACCCGTGACCGACGCCTGGGCTGGTTTGCCCGTCGCTGGCACTTCTACATCACTTGCCCGTTGTTCTATGTGCTGGTTCGCGTCGGTGGACACGTTTCCTGGTTCAAGTGCCGTTGGCGGCAACGAAAGGCGGTGAAGTGATGGCGATGCTGTCCTGGATTATCGACGTGCTTGAGGGGATGATTCCACTCATCAAAATCGGGATGGAGGGGTAACGCTATGCGGCCCTGGGAATGGAAGTTTCTCGACTGGGTAGGGCGGTACGGCGATCACGTCGGCATCGCCTGTCTTGTGGTTATGTTCGCCGTGCTCAGTGGGTGCGCGTTGGCTGGAAGGCTGATGCGGCTCGGCGGGTTTTCGCTGGTGGAGATTCACTATGAGATCAAACCGCCTGACGGCAATGGCAACGATAACGACGCTGACGATCTCGGTGTGCGGCTGCGCGACGAGCAAGGGCGAGCATGGGATTTCAGCAGTGGTCCACGTGACGATCAACAAGGCCCCGGACCTGACGCCGGACCAGCAGAAACGGGTGTTGGCCCTGCTGGAGGTGATCGAGGCGGAAACGACCGATCCAGTCTTCCCCCGTCCAACTGAGTGGGGCAAGCTGGAGCCCGAGACGGCGGTTGTCGACGAATGACGCCGATGGCGGTGGTGGCTGGGGCGGGGCGAAGGAACAACCATGGCTGAGGTCGGGGATGTCAGCAGGTTCGATGTCATGGGAAGGCCGTCGCTGGTTGCGGCCAACCTCCTGCGGGCCGACCCCAAGGCTGCCGCCAGGGCGCTGTTCAAGCCGTCCTCGCTGAGTCCGTCTGAGGCACAGACCATACGGCAGGAGATCGGATTTGGTGGTGGGGGGCTGCTGGATACCATCTTCGAGGCGCTCACCGATCCGCTGGTGGTGCTGGGGGCTATCCTGGCGTACAGGTTCCCCGTAGGCTCGCTCAAGTCACTCACCAGGGCCGGGAAGCAGATCGCCGAGGCAGACCTGCGGGGGGGACTGCTGCCGCCGTTCGTGCGGGAGGTATTCACGTCACCCATCACTGTCCTGCGATCCACGGACCTGTGGGACCCCCTGATCGATGTGGCCTACGGGCGCAAGATATTCGTGGAGCGCCACTTGCCCAAGCTCGTTGAGGCCGCTCAGCACTATGAGGGGACGGTGGGTCGCCCGATCGACAGGTTCCACCAGACCCTCGCCGCCGCGGTAATGGACGGGATGGAGAATCGCTACCCTGAGGCGCTCAAGTATTTCAAAAGGACGGGGATCAACCCGGAGACCGGGGTCGCGTGGGCCAAGGGTTCGCTGCGGAGCCCCTTTGACCCCGATGCGCTGCGTGGGTATGTGGACAAGTCACCGGGGTTGAGGAGGTTCATCGACGAGGTCAAGGTGGTGAAGGACAACATGTTCGATGATATGGTGGTCCGACACCCGGAGATGCGCGAGGAGTTGCAGATCGCGCTGACCAAGATGGGCAAACGGCTCCCCGAACGCACCCGCCGGATGTTGGACTCGGGCACCCTGGAGAGCCTGGATATTCCCGATGACGTGCGGCAGTACCTGCGCAAGTCGAAGCGGATGCAGCAGCTCACCAACGAGATCAGGGAGTCCGGCGTCCTGGAGCTGGGAGAGAAACTGGAGGAGCACTGGCCGCACCAGTTGCCCAGGGACCAGCAGGATATCGCTAAGGACCTGCTGGAGATCGCTCGGGCGGCGGGAAGGCAACGGGGGTTCGGTCAGCGGGTCACCAAGCCCATCGAGGCTACGGTCACACCGAACCTCATCAAACGCTTCAACAGGATGTTGCCGAGCCTGGAGGACCTCAGCCAGTTCGAGGGTACCGGGCTGCTGGATGACGGGGCTTGGGGGGACCTGAAGGCCGTGCTGCTGGAGTCTGCGGCCGCCGGGCCGAAGAAGCACATCCTCCAGTACAGCCTCAACTTCGATCAGGTGATGCAGCAGTACCTTCACCGGGCGGCCACCACCTATGCCTACAACGTCAGGGGCGCGGGGAGGAAGCTGATCGAGGGCATTGAGACACTCAAGAAGCAGCCGGGAGGCGCCCAGCAGATCGCCACGGTGATGGAGAACACGCTTGTGCCGCTGGCAGCGGGGAAGCCGGACTTCCAGCGGGCCATTCGGGGGCAGTATTGGGTGGGGGTCCAACTGCGCCTTGCGGGGTCACTGGAGGATGGTCTGCTGTCCAAGGCACTGCCTGCGGACCTGCGGAAGTGGATGTCCACGAAGCTTGCACGCGATCCGGGGCCGTTCCGGCTAGCCTCCGTGGAGCACGATATAGCGGACCTGCTGCACGTGGCTGCCCTGGGCGTCCCGAACGTGCAGCCCTCTGCCTTCAATGCCCTCCAGTCCTTGCTCACCACGTGGCCATTGCTGGGGAATGATGCCGTAGGGGGCATGGCCAGCGTGCTGCGTAAGGGCAAGAGGTACTTCCACGTGCGGGTCCGAGGCACAGGGCACCACGAGGCGCTGAAGGAGGTGTTCCCAGAGTTCGTGGAGGTGGGTCTGGGAGGTATGAGCCAGCTCACTGAGGGGGCCGTGGACTCACTGAACGCCAACTTCAGGGCGGCCATGGGCGGGCCGGTGCGAAAGGGGCTGTCGAAGGTCAACGACTTTCTGATGGGCCTGTTCAGGTCCGTGGAGAGCTTCAACCAGTTGACGGCATTCGAGGGGGCCATGATTAAGGGCCGGCGCGAGGGCCTGCCCCTGCTGGAGAGAATGCTGGAGAGTCGCCGTGTCGTGCTGGCCAGTCAGTTTCCGGGGGGTGCCGAAAACTCCAGCGTGTTCCTGAGCAAGCTTAAGGGGTTCCCCGGCGGTCGGCTGCTGACTATGTTCGGTCAGTTCGCCACCAGGTTTCCCGAGTACCTGTTCTCGACGGCCACGATGGCCGGCAGTGCCGAGAAGGCCGGGCTGGGGGGTAGAAACTGGGGCACGCTGGGCAGGGCAATGCTGGCGGGAGGGCTGGCCTACGAGGTGGGCAAGGGTTTCGGTCTGGACCTGAGCAGGGGGCTGGCCTTTGGGGCGCTGCCGGCGCCCAGGGAGGGGGGGGCATTCTACCCCCTGCCGTTCGTACCTCCGGCCGCAAGCATCGTCGGGGAGCTGGGGGCGGACGTGCTCAAGGGGGAGTTCCCCGACAGGTTCAGGTACGTGCTTCCGCTTCTGGTTCCTGGTGGGGTGGGGTTCGCCAGGAGCGTGGGATACTACTCTCCTGAAGCGGCCAAAGCGCTGGGGCGAAAGTACGTGGACTACGACCAGCCGTCACCGGACGGGCGGTACGCGGTCTACTCCGAGGCTCAGAGGGGCCAGCCGACACTGGTAGGGTACATGACCGCCAAAGAGCTGGCGGCCCAGGGGCTAGGACTTCCGCTGATGACCACGGCGAGGAAAGAGCCGGGGACGATGGAGTGGCTGATGGCCAACCGTGACAGGATTCGGGACTACAAGCGCCGGTGGTTGCAGGCCCAGCTCAAGAACGATCCATCCAGGGCAGGAGGGGTCGAGAGGGAGTTCAACAGGGCCTACCCACAGGTCCACGGAGGGCTGAGGTCGATGATAAAGCCCAGGGACATGGAAGCCGTGCAGATGCGCCGGAACGTCACCCGCATGGAGCGGATTATGGACACCCTGCCCAAAGAGGCCCGACCGCTGTTCTCCATGGCCATTCAGCAGACGGTTCTGGGGGCGGGGGAGGAGTTTCTGGGCATCGACCCAGCGCTGTTGAGCGTGGGGACGGCGCAGAGCAGGAACGCCGCCAGGGCCGGGAGTGCTCCCAGGATGGGCCGGGGGCTGGTGGCAGGGCAGGGGAGCTTCGGCCGAGGGCTGAGCCCCTACAGCAGGCCCATGGGCAGCTACAGGAACACCGTGGGGAACGTGCAGCAACCGAGACCGAGGGAGATCGCCCGCCACGAGCTTCCCAACGTCACGGTCCCCTGACCGAACCATAACCCGACACTGGTTGGGGAAGATCGAGGGAGAATCCAATAATGGTAAGAAAGTTCCTGGACCTGACTATATCTGAGGCACTCGGGATGACACCGGTTTCGCTCCACAAGAGGTTCTTTCGGTGGTTGTATGGCCTGTGGATGAGGCCGAGAACTACAAAATCCGCGCGGAAGTCCTGGGTTGAGACTTGTGGAAAAGTCTTTGAGAAGTAGGAAGACTTTATCCTGTTGCAACAACCCGGCACCAAGTTCGGTGGGGTGGTAGTTACGCTCTGGGAGCACGATCATGGCTACGCTGTTGGACTATGATGCCTTGGCGGCCGAAACGGCCCGGTCCCCCAAGCCGCTGTATATATGGCCGAACCTGCGGAACATTCTACAGGCCGATCCCAATGCCGACGTGCCCTACAAAGCCGTGGATCAAGCCACCGTGGGTCTGGCTCGGGCGCTGACGTTCCTGTGTGATCGGTGCGGGACGTTCTCGCTGAACCTGGGCGATACACAGGCTCACTGGGAGGAGATCCTTAATGCCATCGACGGGCAGGACCCGGCGCTGCTGGCCGCGCTGAGCCCGGCGCTGAGGCTGGCCCCGTTCCCCACGGTGAGCGCCAGCCCGGAGGACCGCGGTGTGGGGTTCACGGCGGACATGGACACCCACGCCGATCAGGTGGCACTGGCACTGGCGTCGTTTGCCGCTCACAGTGTCACGGCGGCGCCGCTGCTGCTTGTCAACCATGAGATCGTCTACGCGAGCGATGCAGAGCGCGAAGCGGACAATGAGCGGTTCAAGGTGCTGGTGGACGTGATCCGGGAGGTGTGGGGCTCCGATATCGAGGTCGAGTTCTACGGGGACGGCTCCAGGCAGCCTGACCTCAATCAGGATACAGGCTGGAAGACGTGGCCGCAGAGGCTCGCCGGACTACTGGACGGGGTCCACGGGTCCGTGTCCCTCTACAAGCATGAGATCTGGCGTAACCTCGAAATCAACAGGGCACAACTTCGCTATCTGGCTCCCTGGATCACGTTGGGGGAGGGGTACCCTACCACCACGGCCAGCATTTCGGGGCCGGCCTACCAGACGAACCTGAGCGTGGCGGACGGTCCCTACATGACCTGGTCGTACTGGGGGGGCAGGCTGTTCAACCGGGAGCAGTTCAACAACACCGATGCCAAGCTGGAATACTACGGCCCGGCGTACGCCGCGTCTGACCACCAGACTCTGTACGCCAGCAGCGGGACGTTCCCCAGCAACGAGTTCTGGTTCCACCTGCGGGCGTGGCTACTCGGTGCCGCCAACCAAGCCTACAGCGCTCCAACCACCGTGGAGGTCTGAGGGCCTAGGGGGCCTGATGGGCCTGGGCGAAGCACTCGTTCAGGTGATCGACCAAGTCCCGTGCTTGCGTGTACTGCGGAAAGCAAGCCACCTCCCTGCCTCTGGCGGTGATGACCCTGAAGCCCCAGCCGTGAACGGGCTCCACGGACAGGGGGGCGACCCTGGGTGTGGTCTTGGGCTTCGGAGCGGCGGGCTTGTTCTCAGTCATGGTCGTTCTCCTGGTTTCGAGTAGCCTTCCGTAGCTTCGTAACTCCGACCGCGCGGCGGTCTCCGTGGGGTAGGGGCCGTGGCGGGTGCCCCAGGTTTCGTCCCAGAACCACCACCGTCCTCCCGCCTCGTGTACTGGATCTTCCATCTTTGGGGCCAGTGTTCGTTTTGATCCGAACCAGGGTGCCAGCGCTTTGATCTTCATCATTGGTTAACCGGTTAGAAGGGTATCTCCTCGGGCTGCCAACGTCCAGCCATCCGGACGTTCCGCTCGACCACGTTGTCACTGTTGCTCAGCAACCGCAGGTGAGCGGGGTTGACGCATCGCGTATTGTGGCACAGGTGGTCCACCATGAGCCCCTTCGGGATCGGCCTGTTAAAGAACGCATGGCTGACTCGGTGAGCAAACAGGGTGCGGTGAGGGGGGTGGTGGCAGAGGATGTGGATTGCCTTCCGCTTCCGGTCCACTTTGGTTACTTCCTGCCAGTCAGGCTCCTTGAGGCTGAATCTGCCGTAGCCGTTGGCCTGCACGGCCCCGGTCCACTCCCAACAGGGATCACCCTGGAAGGACTTCTTGCTCCGCTTGATCTTCTTCAGGAATCGGATCATGTCCCTGGGCAGCGGGCGGGGCTGTGCTTTGGGGGATCTCTTTCCGGTCACGTCTTCTCTCCCGCCGCGATGATCGCGGAGCAGACGGCGTCGCAGAATTCGCCTTGCGCCACTCCTTCGCGGCCGTCCTGTAGGAATAGGCATACGCGCCACGGCGCATGTTGCCCGGCTGTGATGATGACCTGTGACGGATTCCGTGACCTGAATCCCTCCAACGCCGCGAGTGCGTCGCCGGGGTTGCGGTCGGGATGACGGCGGTTGGTTCCGTCGAATGCATAATCCGCCTCCTCGATGTACGGCCTCCACTCGCACAGTCGGGCTATCTGCTCATTCGTAGTCGGTATCGTCATGTTTCCACCGTTTCATCGGGATGTTCGTGCTCGAACTCATTTAGTTCCCGCTCACACTCCCGCAGGGTGTCCTCCGCGTCGGCCAGCGCAACCTGCGCAGCCGTAACAGCCTGTTGAAGTTCATAGCGTTTTTTCTCCACGTTGTTCATTCGTACCTCCCCTGTCAGTGTTCCGTAGTCCACTGCATATGTCGCCTCCGCCCTGACTAGGTGGCGATGCGTCCGTGAGTGTTCGGCCGATTGTTTTTGTCCTTTCAGGTAGTCCTCTGTCCTCCAATTGCACTGGTGACAATTAGCGAAAAAACCAATCAGCACTTTTCTACATTTCGTCGGCATCGTCAATTCTCCTGCGCGTCGGCCACCTGCACGACTCTGACTTCCACGACACAGCCACAGCCGACTACGATATCCAGTGGATAATTAACAGCCGACCATTGCATGTTGCCGCATTCATAGTTGCCCTCCACCATGGGAACCCAGCAACCGTCAACCATTTCCGGACACTCACTCCAGAGGGCGTAGGCGCCGCACCGATCGTTATCGCGAGTCAGATACATCATTATCGTCTCTCCGTTTCCGCGAGTTGCAATCTCGCATGGTCCTGCGCGTCGGCTTCAGATAAATTGTTTGCCACGTTACGATCACTACCGCGATCTCGTCCCCGACCACGATCTCGACCCCGACCCCGACCCCGACCACGATCTCGTCCCCGACCACGATCTCGACCCCGACCCCGACCCCGACCGCGATCTCGTCCCCGACCGCGAACACACCCGCGACCGCGATCCCGACAGCGACCTCAATTTATGTCTTCGCCCTCGCATCATTTGCTAACTCCGAATGCCTCAATGGCGCACCTCTGAACGAAGATGCGATCGAATTGAAATTTCTGTGTGTCCTTGTACTTCTTATCTGACCACTCACCAGTTTCATATACGATGGACGGGTCTTTCAGTTCGACGCACGTTTCATTCACGGAGACCAATTTACCCTCGTAAAAATAGTTCATGCACAAAAGCAATACTCGCTCGCCGAGCAGTGCAACCAGGCCGACCATTTCTTCGCTTTCGACGATTCGTATCACGGCATTTCTCCTTGCTTGCTGTCTTCGGGTCCGATCATCTCGGACCAACAATCCAATGCGATGACCACCGCATACAGTATCTCCGCCAACGCCGCCCAACCGGATGACGCAGATTGCGTATCGGCAAACGCGCAGGCTTCGTGCGCTTTTTCTGCCGAGGAACGTACGGCTTGGCTTATCCGACTTATCTGTTCCCCGTTCATCTCTACCTCCATTCCGTTTTCGAGAGTTGCAATCTCGCATGGTCCTCTAGGTCAACGTCCCCGTCACCGTCCCGGTCGCATCCGGTGCAGCGGCAGCCCTTACAGTCCGCGCACGGTAGGTGGCCGCACTCCCGACAGCGGTCGTCCTCCCACGGCTCATCGCTTTCGCGCTCGTGTTCACAGAATTCCCGGCTCAGCGAGTGTAGAGTCATCGTTCACTTCCATTGCCGGTGGCGCCGCCGTCGTGGTCGTCTTCTTCGGCCGTGCCGTCGTCCTCCACCGCGTCTTCTGTCAGTTTGCCAACCATGATGCCCCACGCCAGTGGTGACTCGTATACGCCCTCATCAATCCGACGGAGGATGTTGGTAAGGTCATGCACAGTCGATCACCTTGAATTCGTGGTCGGTGGCGGGACGGGGAAGGGCGAGGGGGCCACCGACCGGGTGTCCAGCACCTCCGCCGCCGGTGGCTCCCCCCTGTCCCCCACCACTCCTATCGGGCCGTGTGCTTCCATCAGTTGCTCTCGGGGATCCAGGGCGGATCGGGGGTCGCCCAGACCTGATTGTTCTCGTTGCCTCCTGGGCTTCCCGAGAGGAAAATGAACTCATCCACGGTCATTACATGGCGCTCGTGGGTGGTACCGTCGTCGCTCTTCCAGCGGTTGTGCCGAAGGCGGCCCCGCAGCAGCACCGCGCTGCCCTTCTTCATATAGCGATGGAATACCTCGGCGCCCGAACCCCACACCTCACAGGCCAGGAAGCAGGTCTCCGGCTCGCGGCCTTTACGGTAGTTGCAGGCTAGGGAGTAGGTACAGAGATTGTGGCCCCCCTTCACCACCTTGAGTTCCGGATCGGCGACTAGGTTTCCGCTCATCACCACCACGTTCAGGTTCATGACTCGCTCCCAACTGCTTGATGAGGCGACAGGGGAATCGAACCCCCGTTGCGGCGGATTATTTTGGAGTATCGACGGATCTCGCCGCCGCCGCTTCCCACCAGGCGCCCGAGGTCCTGATATTTGTAAGCAGCGCCGGGACCAGCGCGGTTGCCGAGTCCCCCTTGTCAGGCACCGGCGCGGGTGAGTGACAGTCGGGGCCAGTCGGGGTTGTTCTTGTTGGGGCTGACCCGCAGGACGCAGGGCACCCGATCCTGGACGCACTGCTGCATGAACTCACGGGCGTCGTTAAGGTCGTCGATGTCCTCACCCTCGTTGAGCACTTTGATGTAGCCCTTAAAGCGGTTGATGCCCAGGGGCTGCTCACCGGAGGGCTTACCCTGGCGGTCCTTGAGGGGGACCATCAGGGAGTTCTCCATCCAATGCACCATGTTGCCCTGTTCGGAGCCGGGGCTGGTGATCTCCAGCCCGAGGTCGAAGCGGGCGTAGGGGTCTCCCTCACGGGTGGTCTGCTGGCTGACCTCGAAACTGGCGATTTGGCAATCCCAGTCCCCGATCGGCGGAAAGTAGGCCCCCCCGCTGCGGGATTCAGCCTCAGCGTAGGTGTTTTGCAATCCGGCCAGCAGTTCATCGAGGTTGGCGGTCTCCGTTCCCGCCCTCCCCTTGGGTGCTGCTGCCGTTGCGGCGGCGGTCGGCCCCGCCGGCCCTGACAGTCTGTTACGTGCCATGTTGCTACTCCTTCTCTTGTATGGCGCCCGGTGGTTCCGGGCTCGGGTTAATGCCCGGTGCACCGGGCGGTTCTACGACTATGAACTCTCTACTGTCTTCGGCTGTTGGTGGTCCTGGGGCTGGGGCTGTTGGTCCTGCCAGGTGCGGGCGGCGGCCACGGCGGAGGTCCAGGCATCACAGAAGGTAGACCATCCGCCACCGTAGGGTAGGGGCAGGGGCTCGCCGGGGAGGAACTGGAGATACCGCGCCTTGATGAGGGCGCCCTCTCGGGAGGGGGTCACGCCCAGCTCGGCGGAGCACGCCTGGACCTGCCGGGTCTGTACCTCGGGGACGGGGTCACCTTTGTTCTTGCCGAATTTCTTAGGGACCATGCGTCCCGTCTCGACCCGTTCCGTGGTGCTGGTGCGGTAGAGGTTGACCATGAGCTGAGCCTCACGGTAGAGGCGGCCGGCCAGGGACGGGATGATGGCCGGGGAGCTGTAGGGTTGCTCGCCGGGGTTCTTGCCGCCACGCTCGCGGACGTGGCCGATGCACGTCCAGCCATAACCCGCGGTGTAGAGGTCGGTGATCCAGCTCATCACGGCGGTGGAGAACTTGGCGAACCCGGCACCCTCTTGGCCTGCCTCGAAGATGGTCTCTACCTGCCTGGTATGGCTGGTGTTGTAGTCGGCGGTGATCGCCGGTTCCAGGAGGTCACAGAAGCCGTCCACCGTGTCGATGACCACATGGTCACACCAGCGCTTTCCAGCCTCGCCGTCAGCGATCAGTTCGCGCAGGACCTCCACGAGAAGGTCGGTGGTCAGGATGGGAATTCGCACCGCTTTGCAGAAGGGGACGTCGCGGCCGCTGTCCTCCAGATCGAGGACTACGGCTCGGGGGTTGCTGTAAGCGAATGACGTCTTGCCGGTGCCGGGGTAGCCGGTCAGCCACAGGCGCAGGCGTTGGGGGTCAGTGGGGTTCCAAGCTCGCGTGGCTCCGAACTTCCGGTACTTGTCCGGGATCGGCGTTCCATCCGGGAGCATCAGCCCGTCGTCCTGCGGTGCCTCCACCCTCGTTGTTCTTGCTGCTGTTCTTGCTGCTGCTGTCGAGCGTATTCTGGCCATGGTCTTAGGTTCCTAGTCTTCGTCGGGGGTTGAGGGGTCGTCGCGGAAGTTGACTTCGTAACGGTACAACTCCTGGGACCACGCTGCCGGATCGCGGGTGCAGAGCGGCAGGAAGGCACAAGGGGTGTTCCATTTGTAGCAGGCGCCGGTCTCGCTGCCGGTCCTGGGGTACAGCTCCAGGGGCAGCCCCAAGCGGCGGCTGGCTCTGGATACCCTGAACAGGATGCTCTTGAGTTCCGCGTCGAGGCTAGGGCCTCGGAACTTCAGGGAGCGCAGGAGGGCGGCGGGGCCGGAGTCACCCAGACGGCCGGCGGAGAAATCCACCTGCTTGGCGTTCATTGTTTTTCCAATGCGGTCCAGGAATTCATCGAAGGTCTCGGCCTGCTTCTGGCGTATGGCGGGCTTCTGAACGATGTCACAGAGCCAGCCGGTAAGGGGGTGCGCGGAGGGGTCGTCGGGGAGCCCGATGCTGGATCGCATTCCCGGGGACGAGAGCCACAGGGCGGTGGCGAGGCGGTAGAGCCGGGGCTGGACCTCGAAGCCCAGCGTGGCCATACGGGCGAGGGTGTCACGGCCGGTGGTCTTATGGTCCATGATCCACAGGGTGCCGTCTTTACGGTTTATCAGCAATACGTCGAGCTGGACGCGGAGGGAGGCACCGAAGCCCTTGAGGCGGATGGTAAGCTGTCGCTCCACCGCGATGGGTTGCCAGATCTTGAACTGCTGCTCGGCGCCGTAGGCTTGCCAGGACCAGAGCGCGAGAGCACGGCCGATGCTGAAGTCCTTGCTGGCCCGCTGGATCACGCTGTCATAGGAGACCCCCCAGGGGAGGAGGCCGGAGTTGCTAACGCGGGACTGCAAGCGTTGCTCGAAGTCGGTCCATGCCGTTGCTGCAAGGTGTTCGACCTGCTGTTGGGATTTGCCGGACCAGAGGCCCGCCTTGATCGTGTGAAACACGGTGCCGACCGTAGGTGCCGAGACGTAGCTGAGGGGGGTTAGACCGAATCGGTGCCTGAAGAGGAACAGGCGCGGGCAGGACGCATGGTCGGTTATCTGGGTGCTGCGCAGAAACGACGGAGACGCGGTCAGGCCCAGGGATCGGGAGGCCAGTTCGGGGTCTCCGCGTTCGGGCTTGGCTACCTCCGTTACATGAATACCCTTGTAGTGACGGGGTCCTCTGGCAGTTGGCATGTCGTAGCTCCTTGCCGGCGCTGACCGTGCTCTCGGGGGTCGGTGGGCCGGTGCATTCCAGGATTTCTCAGTTACGTGCTCGTTGTAGCTCCTGTTCGCTCTGTTCGCTCTACTTGTTGAACGATCTGTTTATAGGGCACTCTCAGGGTCTTGGCCAGAAGTCGCAGATGGGTTTCGGTCGGCCGCCGGTGTCCGGTCAGCCAGCGGGAGACCGTCGCCTGCGAAACCCCCAACACCGCCGCTATAGCAGTCCTGGTGGCCCCCCGCTTGGCGACGATCTCCCGCAGCGCGTTGAGGTTCGCCTCTTGCGCGTTTCGGCTGACCGGTTTCAGTCCCGTGGATGCCATGCTCATAGTACGCCCTCAGCATTTGCGGGGGCTGGATTTGAACCAGCGACCTGATGGTTATGAGCCATCCGAGCTAGCCTGGCTGCTCTACCCCGCAGTGGTGCCCCCCGACCTCTTAACATCGGCGAAAATGGGATTCTGACGACCCAAACTCGCTTTCCAGGAAAAGACGCCGGTTCCGTCGTCAGACAAGCCGAGGCCTGGCGGGCCAACGACTCGACGGAATGGGGCTCTGTTACACACTATTCGGTTCTCAGGATACTCCACAAGGCGAAGTCGCTTTGAGTCCCGTAGGTGCCATGCTCATAGGGTACACCATGTCGTACCTTGTGTCAAGGGCCGGGGAAAGATTTTTCTCCACCCCCCTCACCTACAGCGTCCACCACGTCCGCCGTGTCCACCGCTATCGGACGGCGGGGAGGCTCGCGGAGGGCCAGGGCCGGGGCCAGCATCATGCGGAGCAGGAAGCCTCCGGCCAGGACGCGGGAGCGGGTCGCCCGAGCGGCCCCCAGGGTCAGGAGGGGGATGCTGAGGCTGTTCAGCTCGCGGAGCAGTTGGTCAAGGATCAGGTCCGGGTTCAGAGGCTGTCCGTTGGGCAGGGTCGCCGGACGGCTGAGGGTGGCGAGGCTTTCGTCCAGGAGCAGGACAGGGTGTGTGCAGGCATTCCGCAGGCGCTCCAGGGCCGCACGGAAGCGCTTGTAGTCCGCGGTGAACAGGTTGCCGTGCAGTTCGGAGAGGGACGCCTTGCGCTCGATGATGCAGACGTTCGGGTACTCCTCCAGGCGATAGTCCCCGGAGCGCAGAGCCTTGCGCACGGTGCGCACCTGGATCAGAGCCGGGGCGCCGGTGCGGTCAGGCCAGTAGCGCAGGGTGGTTGGGAAGCGGAGGGGGTACTGCTCGCGGGTGTCCGCCACTAGGGTCAGGCGCTTGGGAGTGCTCATCGGCGGAGGCTCCGCTGTCGTTGTAGGGGGGATTCACGGATCACCAGGAGCTTCAGTTCGTAGTCAAGGGGAACGGTGCGATCGTAGTGGGTGCAGAGGTCACGGTAGAAGGGTGGATCGGTTAGGTGCCGGTGCAGCAGGCGCTCGACGGTGCGGTACTCGTGCAGGGGGCCGTCGAGGCGCAGGCTGTCGTGGACCTGACAGGAGATCACGGTCTGCATCCGTCGGGTCACTAGGTCGTCCTGGAGGGCGTGTTGGGCGCTCTGGAGGACGTTGCTGGCCAGGGTCTGGACGGGGAAGTCACGGATTTCGTTGCCCTGGGCGTCTACGGCCTCGTGGCCCCCGAGGAAGAGGCGAGACTGGCCGATGAGGGGCAGTTCCAGGTAGTGATCGCGCTTGACCTGGGCGATCAGGGACCGCTGCCAGGCTACCAGGACGGCGTAGGTACGACGGAAGGCCGCCAGGATGCGGGAGCACTCCAGGATGGGCAGGTCTATACCCACCTTCTGGAGCACCGTGTCACGGAGGGCGGGAGGTCCACCGCCGTAGAGGGCCAGGAAGTTGACCTGCTTGGCGATCTGCCGCCATACGCTGCGGAAGTCGGCACGCTGTTGGATGGGGGCGCCGAAGAGGGCTAGGGCGGTGTCGGTGTGCTTGTCGGGGTTGGGGCGGTGGTACTCCGCGAGCATGACCGGGTCGCCAGAGAGAAGCGCGGCTATCCGCAGTTCGATCTGAGACAGGTCCGCGCTGGCTAGGAAGCCGGGGGTGAACCGCGTGGTGGCACAATCGGTGATCACGGAGGGCTCGGTCTGGATGGCATGACGTTTGGCCGACCAGCGACCCTGCTTGGTGCCCCCACGCTCGGTGCTGGGGTCGTGGGACTTGCTGCTGCCCTTGGCTTCCCAGGATGAGGGCACCACGTACCAGGAGGGGAACGCGCGGCAGGATACCAGAGACGGGGAGCGGTCCTCCCGGTCCTTGCCGCGGCCGTAGAGGATGGGGCTCAGGTAGCTGGTGATGAGTTTCTGGTGGCCGCGGTAGCCCTGGAGGGCCAGGAGGGCGTGGTGGATCTCGGTATCGGGTTCAAGGTTGGCCAGGAGCAGGTGGCGGTTCAGGGCGTTGGTGCTGATCGCCTTGTGTACGCCGGTTAGTTCAAGGCGTTCCTGGATGTGCTCGGGGACCAGGGCTGAGGCATCGTCGATGATCTGCTGGATGTAGGCTGGAGAGCCTTTGCCTCCGAAGGTGTGTTCCGTCAGGATCGCGGTCATAGCGCGACGTTCACGGATCAGGAGGCTGGAGAGCTTGCGGCGGCTGTACTCGGCTCCGGCTTCCTGCATGAACAGAACGGTCCAGAGCATGTCGCTGTACCACTGGAGGCAGTAAGCTTGCAACTTGAGGGTGCTGGGGTACTCACGCTGAATTCGGGAGTACAGGTACTGGTGGAGGGCTAGGGTGGCCCAGGAGTCCCGGCAGTTGTAGAGCCAGAGGCGGGGGTCAGTGCTGGACTCGTAGGTGCCCATGAGGGCCTGGTCCTTCTCGTAGCTGATGAAGCCGAAGAGGGGGGCCAGGGTCTTGAGAGATCGTTCGGGGCGGGCCTCGGAGTGCAGGTAGCTGGTGATGGAGAGATCCCACAGGCGCATCGAGTGCCACCCCAGAGCGCTGCGGAAGGCGGGGGAGGCGGCACGGAGGTAGAGCAGGTCGAAGATCAGGTTGGTGCCGATAAGGGTCCCGCCGGAGCGGGCCAGGTGGCGGAGCCAGCGGAGGAGGGTCCGGCGGTGGCGGCGCTGGCGGTAGTCAAAAATAGCTGAGGCCAGGGTGCCATTGGGTTCCCCGTCCTCCAAGGGCCAGGAGAGGGCTACGGTCTCGATCAGGTCCTCTCTGGGGCAGCCGTCCACGGTCATGCTCTTTTCGGGGTGGAACTGGGTCTGCTCAGGGGGGCGGGCGACGGCGCCGTAGGTCTCGATGTCAAGGCTGAGGATGCTGAGGGGTGCAGTGGGCGGCTCGGGTGCCACCAGGATGCTGTTCGCTCCTTCTAGGGTGGGAGCGCTGGACTCGGAGGGCAGGTAGTCCCCCTTGAGGTAGTCGATCAGTAGTTGCAGGTGATCCTTGATCGAGTGGATGGCGGTGGGGTTACGGTCCCCGAGCAGGACGCCGGGGTGGAAGGTGCTGAACACCCGGTACCGGGGGCCTTCGGGTTCCAGTTGCACGATGGTGCCCTGAGCATGGAAGGCACGGGTGATCTTCATGCCGAGCACCTGCTGGGCGGCGTGGGTGCCCACACAGAGGATGACCACCTCGCCGTAGATCGTGGAGAGCAGGCCGGCGTCCTCCAGGAGGTACCTGCGGCAGGCTTTCAGGTGGCCGCTGTTGGGCTCACCGCTGCCATGGGGGAGGCGGCACCGGAGGGCGTTGCTGAGGTAGAGATCGGCGAAGCGGTGCAGGCCGGTGCCTTCGATGTAGAGGGTGCGCAGGTACCGGCCGACGGGACCGACGAAGGGCTGTCCCTGGATGTCCTCGTGGGCACCGGGGGCCTCCCCGACGATCAGGACGGCGGTGTCATGTCTTTCCTTACGTTGCAGGGGGGTGCCGGACGGTGGAAGATAGGGGGCGGTGGGGACGCAGACGGTGTGGTTGACGGTGGCGTACAGGGGGCAGGCGGTGCAGGCGGGGTTCCGCTGGAAGATAACGCCGCATGGTGGTATGCTTACGGGGGGCGAGGACATGGTGGAAGTATACCTGAACCTTGCCACAAGTCAAGACCTGAGGTATACTGAGGTCGGGGGCAGGAACGCTGGAGATCGGCCATGAGCTTGAGACGAGGGTCAGCGATTGCGGCAGTGGCGGCGGGCAGCGGGACGACGAGGACGTTCACGTTCGCCGAGCCCGTGTGTCCATGCTGGTTCACCAACGAGCACGATCAGGCCGCCTACGTGCGGCTCAACTCCACCACCGCGGCCGCGATAGCGGCGGGGGGCTACGATCAGAAGGTCCCGGCTGGAGAGACGGTGGACCTGAGCCAGGATGGGATGCTGGTGATATCGAAGATGGCGGTGATCTGGGCCGTCGATGATCCGGGGGTCGCCTACAGCGTGACGGGGATTCCCGAGGTGCAGGTCAACCAAGCATAGTGCAGGCTCTTTAGTAGGCTCCTGGGTGGGCACGAGGAGATGGTCATGGGTGTGGAAGCACAGAGAGGGACGCTGGGGACGGCGACGACGGAAGTGGCGCCCGTGGCGGGAGAGAGTCCGGGAAGCTATGCGTTCGACCCACCGTGCAATCACGTCAGGCTCACCAACGAGACCGGCGAGGCGCTGTATGTGAAGCTCAATCAGAGGGGAACAGTGCACCCAGTGGACCAGGATGCGGCAGGAAATCCTGACTGGGATGATCCGGCGTGGACGGTCCCGGCCAACTGGGCCATCAGCGGGGGAGTGGCGGTGGCGCAGGGGTCCGGGACCTCAGCGCTTGCGTTGCCGGTGGCGCAGTTCGATCTCGACCCGGCCACCAGTCCTGCTAATGCCGTGGAGAACTGGCTGCTCAGATATGTGACCAATGACAGCAGTGTGGGGACGGTGAGGTCCAACCTGTTTGGCCAGTACGGGCAAACCATCAACTTCTCGGCCGGAGCGCAGGTGGTGCTGGATACGTTCCAGAAAGCTGCCAACACGGCAGGAGGGCTTGCGTTCGCGCCGTCGGCCACGTTCGATGGGGACATCAGTGCGGTGGACCTGTGGCGATGGCCGGCGTATCCCCAACATGGGCTCTATGACCTGAAGGTGCCGGACGGGGTCACGATCGACGTGGGGGAAGGGTTGTTGGCTATCCGCAGGGTTACCGTATGGGTGCCCGCGGGAGGGGACGTGGCGGGGATCAATCTGAGGGGCAGCTACGAGACGCCCAAGTGGAGGCACCGGCGCTGGTAGGCTGGAGGGAGAGACAGGCACATGGACGAGGATGATGGCATGATTGCAGATCGCGGGAACGCTGAAGGACCGCAGGGGACGCTGGGGCCGCAGGGGTCGGAGAAAATGCAGGTACTGCCGGTGATCGTGCTGGAGGGAGGTCCGAAGCTGCGGGGGATCGTGTGTCAGGTGCCCTTGGGGGTGCTGACCGTGGATGCTACGGTCACTGAGACGATGGGGCCGTATCCTCCACGGGGGTTTGAGGTGATCTGGCCCAAGGCTGAAGAAATGCTGCAACAGATGCGTGCCGAGATCAGGGAGAGACCGAGGATCGCCATTGCCACGGGGCCGCTACCTCCGGTTCCCCAGCCACACCGCAAGCACCGGTAGGCCCCCTAGTGGGGACCGATCACGTCTAGTCTGCCACGATGCTGGCAATCCTGATGTAGTTGTAGCGGGTTTGCAGGCGCCTGCCTCCCTGGGGCCGGGATCGGGGGGCTCGGGCCGGGACCGGGGGGCTGGGGCCGGGATCGGGGGGCTCGCCGGACGCCCGGTGACGGTGACGAGAATTTTTTGGCACCGGGCTTGACCTTGGCCATACCTTGTGGTACACTACCCCCAGACACGAGGCACGCGGCCGACCGGCGGGCAGGTCGGAGAGGTAGCAGCACAGGAGATAGACGATGATGACGTACGATATTGGCAACGGGTGCAAAGTTGACCGCGACAAAGCAGTGCTGGTGCTCGACACACCGGGGGCCGGCTGCTACGGATTTTTTCGGGCGCCGCAAATCGACGGCAATGGAGAGCAGGTGTGGATAGAGACCAACGGTCACCCCATCCTGCTGCCACACCACCTCGATGCGGATTGCGATACCATTATGACAGATCTGTGCAGAGACGCCGGAGTGAATCTCGAACAGATCGAGACCGCACTCGGGTGCACGTGGCAGGAGTGGTGCACGTGACTACGTCTCCAATGCTGGGGCGGGTGCAGGTTCCGGAGCGACTAATCTTACCTTCTGAGAGGGACTAGCGATGATGACGCAAAGGGAGCGTGAGGCCGTCGACAGAGTGAGGACGGCAGGGGTCAAGGCGCCTGTAGAGGCGATTTTGTGTTGGGTGCGGAGCGTGGGGCCGGGGGCGATCATGCGAGCCACGCTTGCAGAGATTCGGGGCGTAGCGGCGGCCTTTTGAGAGGGACAGGCAATGATGATACCGAAGCGAGTGTTTGAGATCGGGAACGTGGCGGCCGGGGAGAGTGTGCGGGTGTTCAGGGCTGAGGACGGAGGGTGCGTGGCGCAGGCGACGGACGGCAAGCGAGCGGGGGAGTTGCGGTGGCGGGATGATGAGTGGCGCAAGGATGCACGGCTCGGGGCGACGGGTGAGGCCGTGCCGGGGTGGGAGCTGCTCGTTCCTTTGGCCACGTGGAGGGCGGCCGGTAAGGCTGTCAAGGTGCGGAGCCGGGCGTCGTGGTGTGGGTACGCACACTTTGATGAGGGCACGCGGGCGGTGCGGGCCTATGTGCTGAATCAGGACAAGCAGCGGCAGACGTTCGAGGCTGCACCGGATGAGGGGCGATGGCCAGACGTGGAGAGGTACCTGCGGGCCGAGTATGACGTGGGCACGCGGGCGGTGCGGGTGGGGGTTGATCCGAGGTTGCTGGCCGATCTGTTGGACGTGCTGACACAGGTGACGGATTGCGAGACCAAGGGCGTGGCCCTCACGCTGGATGCCACGGGCAGACAGGACGCACCGATCATGCTCCATGCCGTGAACGGAGCGGGCACGGAGAGAGGGATCGGGGTGCTCATGCCCGTCAACCTCACCAGCATGAGGCAAAGCCAGAAGACGATGCAGGGGCCGGTAACGGTAGCGGATGGCTTGGCCAGGGTGCTGGCTCGGGCGGTGCATTCACTGACTGGGGAGGATGCGGAGCGGGCGCGGGCCGTACTGGCAGAGGCGGGATGGACGCATGAGCACGTGGAAGCACAGAAGGGGGTGGTGGTATGAGCGGGCATACACCGGGACCGTGGACGTGGACGCCAAACGGGTCTGACGTGGTGATCGTGGATGCAACGGGGGGGCTGGTCGCGGTCGTACGGCCGGATGATCGGCATTCGGATAGATCGTTTGCGGACATTCGGCTGATTGCGGCGGCGCCGGAGTTGCTGGAGGTGCTGCGGGACGTGCTGGCGGTCTATGATGGGCCGCAGCCGGTGACGGTGGGCTTGCTGGAGAGGATGCGAGCGGCCGTGGCCAGGGCGGGGGGGGGGTAGGCCATGATATTGACGGAGAAGTTGTGGATCGTGGTGCGGTGGTGGATGCCGGACGTGGACGAGCTGTTTAACAAAGAGCCGGAGAAAATGAGCGTAGAGGGCCTATTGGGATCGGTAAGGGAGTTGCAGGCCGAGGTAGGGGCGGAGCATACGCCGGAGGTGTGGCTCTACTGGCAGACTGAGGAGCCGGAGGGGCCAACCGATGAGGATCTGCGGAGCCGGGGAATGGATCCAAAGACGAAGCTGTACTGCCGGGAATCCAGCTACGACGTGTTCGGGCCGTTCGAGTACGCGCCTTCGGACCGCCAGTGGAGGGCGAGGCCATGAGCAATACCGGGGCAATGCTGGTGGAGCTGGAGCACGTGGAGGGGGTGTGTGGGGCGCTGCCGGTGGAGCGAGGGGTACTGGAGTGGCTGGGGTGCGAGCGGTACCGGGCGCGGGTGCAGTGGACGCCGGGGCCGGGCAATGTTGATGTCGACAATGCTGGTGTAGGGAATGCTGGTGCAGGGCTTACGGTAAGGCTGCCGTGGGTGCTGGATGTGAGGGATGGCAGGACGTGGGTATTGCTGGTTCCGACCAGCGTGACGCGAGGGGCACGGGCTCGGGGGGGTACGGGAGAGGATGCGGCGCTGGTCGTGGAGCGGATCCTAGAGGCGCTCAGAGCGGTGGGTGGATAGGGCGCTGGGCGCTGGGCGCAGATAGAAGCCCATGGATAGCACCTGCCGTCCATGGGCTTTTCCTTGCGCCAGCCTCGTCGACTCCGACCTGTCCTGCCGGTCGGCCCCGTGCAGATCGTGGCCTACATCCTCAACAGCGGCGTGATAGAGTTCGGCGGCGGTAGGCGCCTCGCCGAGTTCGTCGGCCGCCTACTCGTCGTCGCCCATCGAATCGATGGCGCCAGCCATCGCCTCCAGCGCGTCGCGTACGCCGTCGACGTATGTGGCGACGTCATCCTCATCGATCGATCCATCGTCATCGCGGTCGCACGTCTCTCGGGCGACCTCGTCCCATACGTCGCGTGCCGCCCACTCCCGTACCGCGGTGGCATCGCGAGCGTCCCACATGCCCTGGAGGGCCTGGTCGTGCTCGCTGTACCCGTTGATCGCGGCTGACGCCTCCCGTACGACCCGTGGCGCGTAGTGGCCCTGATATGGGGTTTGCGGGTTGCAGTGAGCGGCCGGGCAATCCCAATTTCGCAGCAGCCTCTCTGTTTCTGTCATCTCGGTCATCGTCATTCTCCTCTGCTTGCCACTCCGACCTGTCTGGGCGGTCGGCCCCGTGCCTCACAGTATCTCTGGGCACCGCGTGATCGTGATCGCCAGAGCCTCGGTCCGCAGCCACTCCTCGGCATCGGACATCGTACGGCGCGTGGCCGACTCGACGACTCTCCCGTCGGCATCGGTCGCTATGCATCGCCATTCCCCGCCCACCAGACGACACGATCCGCACAGGCGCCCGTTGTTCTGGGCAATCAGTTCCGTCGTCGCTCGGCGCGCCATCGTCAGTCTCCGTCTCGGTCAGCCCCATCGCTGAGCGTGGTGGTGGTGGTGGTTCCTTGTTTAGTTCGGCGCGTGGACGTAGACGTCGGAGCGCTGGTCGTTCAGCTTCAGGCTCAAGACATAGGCTCGGGCCCACGTCGTGCGAAGTTCGCAGGCGCCTTCCAGGCCTTGAGCGCCCCAACGATCGCGGTTCGGCTCGATGGGAGAGATAGCGATGTCGTCGGTGGAGTATCCCCAGAGGCGCAGGGGCAGGGCGATTGCGTCCAGCTCACCGAGCGCGCAGCGAATGGTACACGGTGTCTCGGGAGGGTAGGTGTCGGGCGCCGCGTGGACGACACTTGGCTTGAGGATTGTGCGTTTCGTGCGTTTCGTTGTGGTCGTCATGGTCAGGGCTCCTTAAAGTGTTACTGGTGTTACGAATCTGGTGAAAGTATTACTGCTAGATTGCCTATCTTAACATTTACGGGAGATAGTGAGGTAAGTCTGCACGTCGACTGAGTAGGTCCAAGCCAAAAGCTTGGCAATCTCGGGCGAACGCTACCCAGTCCGCTCCACCACTCTTGACCAGGCCACCAGCGTCGACGATATCGCCCGACGACTTGTCGTACGAGAAATATCCTCGCCCGCGCACGTTGCTGCACGGCCAACGGTCCGCGAAGCAATCCGCATCCAGCGCGCTGAACGTCACCGTAAAACACTGGCCATTGTCATAGGTTCTCATCGCATACTCCATCGGCACCATCGCCACTATCACTATACCCACGGGTAGGCTGAAGTCAAGGGCCTGACCAGATTTTTTGCAATCCCCCCACTAGCGGCGCTGCTCCCTCGCTCGGTCGGGCCGATGCTAGGGCCGATGCCAGCGACCAATCCCCCAGGGTGCGGACCGTCCGCGACACTGACCGCAGGATAGGTGAGTGCCAGGGTAGTGACACTGGCGACAGGGTGGGGGAGTGCCAAGGTGCTGGCACCGCAGGTAGGGGTGTGGGGGACCCCCTGAGCACCCTGGGCGAGGTGGTGGTGGTGGGGGAAAGACCCCCCATCTTCAAGACCAATTCTGGTCCCGCACATGCCACCCACCGGCACCCCACTCCCACTGCCGTCCCCCTGTCCCCACCACCCGGCGGCACCCCTGACTCCGACCCCTGGGGCGCCCCGACGGCGCCCCCGAGGAGGCCCGCGACGGTGCTCCCAGGAGCACTCCCAGGAGCACCCCCGAAGTTTTCGCCCCTGCGAAAGGAAAGACTTGACTTGTGGTAACCCTGTGGTATACTTCCCCCGTGACCGCCGGCGAGTGGCCTTCAACCCCTGACCCCGGGAGACCCTGAAAGGAAAGACATGTGGCCGTGGAAACCCAAGATTCGCGTGCTGGTACTGCCGGAAGCGGATCGCAATCCGACGGTAGAGCCGTTCTACGGCACGCCCGACCGGCTCTGCACCATGAGTGGCACGCCGTACGACCGGAAACGAATCGAGTACCTCCTGGAGGAACGACGTCGGCTGCTCGATGCCCACCGGAAAGCCGTCCAACTGCTGACGGAGGACCTGAAAGCCATGGAAGCAGCGGCAAAGGACCTGACCCGAAGACCCTGACCCGAAGACCCTGAAAGGAAAGAAAGGAAAGGAAGAAAAGACATGACCGAGCCCGACTACCTCGACATCACCGTCCGCGTGCCTGCCACCAGCATCGACAAAGCCTGGAAAGCCCTCACCCGTGCCGCCAGGACCAGCCTCGCACACCTGCTCTGCCGTGAGGACCGCGCCCACCGTCGCCTGATCCTCGCCCGCGACCTCGACGACGTCCCCCTCTACGAGGAGCGCCCCTAGACCCCCAAAGGAAAGACCCGTGACCCCAACCCGGAGACTTAGGACCCCGGAGCCATCGAGGAGGACAGTCATGCTCGTACTGAGCCGACGTGAACAAGAAACCATCGTGATCGAGACACCCACCGGAGACGTGATCCACGTCATGCCAACCAGGATCCGCGACGGCCGGGTGCAGATCGGCATCGACGCCCCACCCGCCTACATCATCCACCGTGAAGAGCTTAGGGAGTGAGGACCCGGCCCTTGCAACCGTAAGATCGAGGAGGTTGAATGAATGAGTTGGCACTATTTGCCGGAGCTGGCGACGGACAGGTACCGCGAGTGGTGGCAGCAGCATGGTGACTGTTGACGACCGATCGTCCCGAACCTTGACGCAGACCCATACCCTGGGCCACACTACCGGCACCGGCACTGCCCCCACCACCCGAAAAGGAGGACAGGAGAGCCACCGACATGTCCACCAACACCGGCACTACCACAGCCACTAGCACTAGCACTAGCACTAGCACTAGGGGGGAGGACTTCAGCAGGGCCGTGGCGGTGCTGCTGCGGTCCAGGGATACGTGGCCGGGGCCTGCTCGGGGGCAGAGCGTGGAGTCCTACCTGCGCTCAAGGGCCTCGTGGCTGCTGCACGGAGAGAACCTGTCCACGGAGAGCACGGAACTGGTGCTGTTCCTGTGGATGCACCACTTCCTCGATCCAGAGCGCACGCAGAGGCCGTCGCTGGGCCGCTTGAAAACCCTGGTGCAGGAGGCCCTGGAGAGCCCAGAGCCCGATGCCCTGGAGGCGCTGCCGGCGTTCATCCCCTGCGATCGGAGCCTGAATCCCCGGCCGGTGGAGTGGGTCTGGAAGGACTACATCGCCGTGGGGAGCATCACCGCGCTGATCGGGTCCCCCAAGTGCGGTAAGACCACGCTGCTACACGAGGTCCTGCGCATTGGAGGCACTGGAGGAGGCTCCCTGGGCACGCCGATAGCGCCGCTGAGGTGCATCTGGATATCCGAGGAAGCGGACTCGGTGTGGGCCGGGCACCTGGAAGCGGGGGCGACGGGACCGTGGGCCATGCGCAACACGAACACCCGCCGGCTTTCCTCTCGGGCTGAGTGGCAGGCGTACCTCACCGAGACGCTCCTGTGGTGCCTTCCGGGGACCTCACCGGAGACTCCGGCGCCGTTGGTGGGCTTCGAGAAGGCCCCTCAGAGCCCCCAGGAGGAAAGAGACGACTCCGGAGTCCAACCACACAGCCCCAACCCGGAGAACCCCGCAGAGGAAGCCGCTGCAAGCCCTGAGAGGCTTCCTGGGGACGGGGAGGAGGTGGACAGTCCGGTGGTGGTGGTGCTGGACACATTCGCGCACTTCGCACCGCTGGAGAGCGAGAACGAGAACGCCGAGGTCACCGCCCTGCTGGGGGACGTGCAGGACACCTTCTGCTTTCCCGGATCGAGGATCGCGGTAGTGCTCCTGCACCATACCCGAAAAGGGACCAGCGATGTCCACCGTGGGGCCTCGGCGCTCCCCGCGGAGGTGACCACGATCCTGGCCCTGACGGAGGTCAAGGGCAAGGACCACCGGCGCCGGAACCTGGTGTGCATGGGCAGTCGACATCGAGACTGGCCCCAGGACCCCCTGAAGCTGAGGTTCGACGATGACGGGCGGTCGTGGTCCGTCGTAAGGAAAGACAGGCAGGGACAGGCCAGTGAGAGGGCGGTACACGAACAGGTAGCTAGGGACCAGGGGGTGCATACGGCGGTTCTGGATCACCTGGAAAAGCTGCTGGTGCAGGGGGACAAGCACACGCAGAACGATCTGATGGCCCTGGTGGAAAGGGCCGGAGGGATTCAAGTGAGCCGCAAGCGATTCTACAGGGCTCTCAGATCCCCGAGGGGCCGAGCGATGCTCCTGTGCCTGGACGGTGACTGGGCCTGCGGTGAGCCTTCGGTGTACGACTATCAGGGGCCATGTCCGTCAGGAGTTCTGAGAGGAATGACCGGTGAGTAGCGCAGAGAGGAGCATCAGCGGGGTAGCTTCTAGGGTGGTCCTGTCTCCTGTCCTACCCCCCTATGGCACACCCCCTGTCCTCTATAGTATAGGACAGGGGGGGGGTGTGCCTAAGAGGGTGAGGACACTAGCGATAGCGATTTAGAGAGCATAAACGTGGTTATTATCGGTCCTTGTAAAGTGTGGGTACAGTGGACTCGGGACACCACTTTAATCCGAAGGGTGCAAAACGGCGTTAAAGTGGTGTCCCGAGGTCGGTCAAGTCTGGCTGAAAGGTGGTCCTATAACTTCCGCGTTTTGACGGGCGCTAGGGCCTATTTCAGTGTGGCTAACACGGACTCGGGACACCACTTTAATCCCGATATTCGTTAAAGTGTGTCCCGAGGGTCAGTTAAGTGTGAGCGGAACTCGACGAAGGAGGAATGACGATGGATAACAAGTTCCACAAAGGCGCCGCCGACGGGAAGCATTACTGGCTGACGCCGCCAGAGTTGCTGGCTGAGCTTCAGGCGGAATTCGGCTTTACGTTTGACGCCTGCCCGTTTCCGCTTCCGAAGGGGTTTGATGGCCTCACAACAGAGTGGGGTGAATCGACTTACGTCAATCCACCGTTCGGATCCATCATGCACGGTGTCAGGAAGAAGGGACCGACGGCATGGGCACGGAAGGCCATCGAAGAAGCCCGCAAGGGTAAGCGTGTCGTGATGGTCTACCCGATCGACAAGTGGGTGCTGATGATGATCGCCGCTGGTGCGAGGATCCGCAATCTCGGTGATGTTCGATGGCACGCCACGGAAGATGGAAGCAAAGGAAAAGGAACGGGCAGGCATATAGCGTGCTTCATACTTGACGCCCCCGCCCCGCCCGAGCCGAAGGTGGTCGCGCTAAGAGACGATTGATATAACCGGGGAGCGGAACGTGACTACGAAGCGAAAGACAGGGAAACGAGGTCGCAACAGTGTTACCCCTAGCAAGAGGTTGGCCCCACTGCCCGGAGTACCGCAGGCCCAGTCACCAGGATTCGTGGCCGTGGGGGCGTCGGTGCGGCTTGCAGATGTGGACGATATGGCTCGGGCGTTTGGCGTCTCCCGTAAGGTAGCGCTGTCGTTCCTGCACCGGATGGATGTGCCCCTGGTGCTCACCGGTCAGAGGTACTACGTGGACTGGTACGCCCTGGAACTGCTGTTCAGGGCACTGCTGAGGCCGGGGGTGGGGGCGAAGCACATCAGGTTTCCCGGATCGAACACCAGGTGCCGCAGAGCGTGCATCCGGTCGATCGAGGAGGTCGATCCTGAGACCAGGGCGGTGCTCAAGGACCCCTACAGCCCCCTGCACCTGTGGGTGGCCACGGCCGGGCTGGCGTACATGAGCGCCGACCGGGAGCGCATGAGAGAAACGCTGCTCAAGGCTGCTGATATGTTGCGATCGGGGGGCAGAAAGCGTAAACTACGGCAGTAACGGACCTAGAGACCATGCCAAAGAAGGTCGCCGCAACCACTGTTAAATCCAAGGCCCCCCGCAGGACGCCTGCTGCTGTCGCCCGCCGGGAGAGGGCCAAGAAGCTCGACGACAGGAAGCCGCTCTTCAAGCCGGTATCCGCCGTGGAGGCATCCGAGAGGGCGCTGGTGAAGACCGAGGGAGTGCCTGATGAGATCATGGGGCTGGAACCTGAGGCCCTGGAGCAGTTGAAGGTCAGGATTCAGGAGGAAATCAGGGGGCACAAGCCGGTAGATACGGTGATGAGCTTGTTCAACCCCCAGTGGGTCGGGGCGGGGATGCAGATAGCGGGATGGAACGCCATCCTGGAGGAAATGACCCTGGTGGAGATGGCCAGGGACCCGTCGGATCGCAGGGTGCAACTGGCAGCCATCGAAGCGCTGAGAGCCAGGGCCAAGGAGTCCCTGCTGCTGACGGGCAGGATTCGGGAGCTGACCGTCGAAACGAAGAGGGAGGGGGGCCAACTGATTCAGATGGAGAAGGGCATGGCCATGATCCGAGACTCCAGCGCCAGCACGATGGCGATCCTGGAGGCGGCCATGAACCTTCCACCGGACGTGAACCCCGTCGTGGAGGTTCAGACGGCAAGCAGAGTTGTGGAGGGAGAGAGACGAGGAGAGAGCGATCATGTCGTACCAGAGACCGGCAGGGACGGCTCCACTGACGGCGCCGAGGAAGGGCTTGGCGTCGGGAGTGTTGGACCCAGAGACGGAAGCATTCAACCCCAACCACGAGGAACCGCCGGAGGGCCTGAACAAGGTGCGGGGAACGGACGAGGACCCCATCGGGGACCTTCAGGACCGTCTGGCCCTGGAGAGGTGCCCGGAGGGCGTGGCGACGCTGCCGCCGGACAAGATGCCTACGGTGGGGCCGGAGGGAAGCGGGGTCGAGCCGAAGAAGAGCCATCACAGCAAGAAGGTACAGAAGGAACGGGCGGCGAAGAAAGCGATGAAGGCAGGAACAGGGAGGGAGACAGGGAGGGGGACAGGGAGAGAGAGAGCGACACCCGCACCGGTCACCGTCCTCCCGTCCACGACACCGGTTACGGCATCTGCTCCCCCCACCACACATCCAGCAGGGTCCCTGGATAAGGGTCAAAGGCTGGGGCCGGATGACCCCGAGGTGCTGGCGGACAGGACGGTCGAATACTTCACCCGGCACGATCCGGTGAAGCACTGGCGGGCGCACCTGTACCAGGGTGGGGCGATGCCCTGGGCGGCCTACCAGGAGCGGTGGCGCACACGGGTGTTCGAGCCGGAACTGAGGCGGGCGTGTGTGGACCGGGAGGCGATCGTGGAGTTCCTGCGTGCCGTAGCTCCGACGATGGCGAGGCCCCTGAGCGCGGGACCGTTCAGGAACATGGTCATGGCCCACATGGGCTGGACGCTGCTGGTGAGGACGGCCCTCGGGGCTGAGGAGTAGGCAATGGGCGTGGTGAGGTTTCCGAAAGAGGGGAACCCCTACTATCCGCTGCCCGCCGACTACCCTGGCTTGAACGCCGGGGGGCAGAAGGCGGCACGTCTGAATGCGGTGAGGTTGCAGGAGACACCGGAGGACCTGGTGTACGCCTGGAGCTTCTTCAGGAACTACTACCTCAGGCAGAGCAAGAACGTGCCGCTGTATAAGCGGTGGTGCGACTCACCGCCCTTCCACTATGAGATCGTGCATGACGTGGGCAGGTATCGGAGGAATGCCATCGCGGCGCCCCGAGGGAGTGCTAAGAGCACGATCCTGGCGGTGGAGTTGCCGTTGTTCCTGGCGCTGACCAGGGAGAACTTCAATGTTCTGTTGGTTCTGAGCCTGGATACGATGGTGAACAAGCGAATGGCCAATCAGCTTAGCCCCCAGCTCAGGGATAACGAGTTGATCCGCCAGGACTTCGGGGATGTGAAGCCCGCGCAGGGGACGTGGAACGCTCACCTGATGCGGCTGAGCAACCGCTCGATGATCGAAGCGGTGCCGGCTCGGGGAGGCTCGCTGGGGGCCAGGCCGGACCTCATCCTACCTGACGACGTCGAGATACACCCTGTGCTGAACAAGGTATCCTCAGAACTGGTGGAGAACTTCGACAGGTTCCTCCACAACATCCTGCTGCCGATGCTGGAGCGGGGGGGTTCCGGGTTCTACTGGATAGGGTCGCTTATGAGCACGCAGTGCTTCCTCTATCACGTGGTCACCACGAGGACGGATGACCGGTTCATGCACTGGAACCGGAGGCTGCTGGACGCCGAGAACGACGGGTACGGGGGTCTGCTGTGGCCACAGCGGTGGCCCTGGGATTACCTCAAGCAGCTCGAAGGGGAATGGGGCCCGGCGGCCTACAACGCCCAAATGAGGAACAGGCCGGGGAAGGGTGACGACCCGGTGTTGCCCATTCACCCCTATCTGAATGCCTATGAGATCGAGCCCCGCAACGAGGTGGCCAAGAGGTCGCCGCTGGACAGCCGGTCGGTGCTGAGGACGTGGAGGGCGGCGGGGGAGAGCGTCGTGCCGGTGGAGAGGCCGCTGGGGGAGGCGGTTGGGAAGATGTTTCGGGTCATCACGATGGACTGGGCTCGCTGCCTGAGCAAAACCAGCGACTACGTGGCCATGCAGGTGACGGGGGTGAGTTCAGCCAGGGAGCACCCCAACACGTGGTTCGTTCTGGACCTGCTGATGGACCGGCTGCCGGGGTCGAGCTGGGTGGCTAAGTTCTGGGACATGGCGATCCGTTGGCGCTGCCAGTACGCGGGGATCGAGGCTGTGGCTGCGCAGAGCGCGCTGGTGGATACGGCGATGGAGTACCGGGAGCGGCTGGGGCTGGAGTGGTCGCCGAGGGTGATGCCGATCAAGTACCCCAGTGGGTTGTCGAAGGAGGACAGGATCGCGGGCCTGGAGTGGCGCTTTCGGAAGGGCAAGCTGCTGCTACCGAAGGACATGAGGGGCCGATGGCCGTGGCGGGAGCTGTACTATGAGTTCGAGGGCTTCACGGGGTACGAGGGGGCCACGGAGCACGACGACGGCGCTGACGCTGTGTCTATGGTACAATTCCTGGTGAAGGGCGGCCGCCGCTCCGCTGATGACGCTCCGGGGGCTCCGATGGGGTACAACCCGGTGGAGATGCTGAAGCGGGGAGAGTTGGTCACCGCGGGGGGCGTGCAGGTGGGCCTGGGGTTGCTGCCCCAGGAGATGACCGTGGAGGCGACTACGGAGCTGATGTACCGCCACGAGAAGCAGAGACAGGAAGCACTGGAGGCCAGGCCCAGAAGGCCCAAGCCCCGAGAGAGGGGCAGGAGACGATCATGGATCGGAACACCCTAGCAGGGCTCAGGCGCGTGCTGGTGGAGGCGGTTGCGGAGATCAGAAAGACGCTGAGCAGCGAGGAGGCGGAACAGCGGCCGGAGTTGATGAGGGCCGCGCTTGCGGTCGTCGCCTGTGAGTTGGACGTGCTGATCCTACTGGTACCGGAGGACCCCCGGCTGCTGGAGAGAGACGATGCTGGGAGGCTCCCTGAGCACTACCGAGGGGCAATGATCGCGGACCCCCCTGTCCCCCACCACACGACCGCTGAAAGTGACTCTTCTGGTTCGGTGGCGGAGGGGATGCCCGGCTTGGCCAAAGAGAATCTACAGCGCAGGAGGAGGCAGGACGAGGAGCGATGGAGTGCGGAGGAGGCCGCAAGGAGGGAGCCGGAGAGGAATCGAATGGTCATTGCGTCGTCTCTGGGGATGTCGGCCGGGGTGGAAGTCGACGCTGAGCAGGGTGGGGGTGGTGAGGAGGATCAGGAATGAACGGGTATCTGGCGTTCCCGGAGGAACCGGAGGCCCTGGCGGATGCTATGGACGTGGCACTGTCGGGGGCCATGGGGGAAAAAAACGTGGCGTCCGTGGGCTGGCTCACGGCGCACCACTACCTTCAGGGGTGCAGGGATATCAGCGTGCAGTCCTGGAACCGGGGTAGCGTGCTGGCCGCCTACGAGAACGATCTGGGCGAGCTGATGCTCTCCATGCCCACGTTGAACAATCTGGTGCGCACGGAGAAGGGTAGGCTGATGCGAATGCTGACCGGACCGTCGGTCGGCCGGGAGGGATTCGGTCTGGACAGCGTGAGGAATGCGGGGGTGGCGCAGGCGATTCTGTCGTACATGGCGGCGCGGTCGGGGCAGTGGGGGCCGGGTACGATCAACTTCCTGCGCAGGGTCGTGAACGCGCTGGTGGAGTTCGGGTGCATGGCGGTGCATCATTATAGGTGCCAGGGAGATGACATCGGATCGAGGACCGCCGTGGAGGTGGTGATGCCCTGGGAGCTGTATTCGGTGCCGGGGAAGGTATACTCCCAGGAGGAGGAACAGGGAATTACCCGGTGCCGGAAGGTTCCCATGGAGTGGCTGCTGGGGCGGGAGGGGTTGGATGTCCCCCGGAACCGGGATGAGCTGGAATACGAGGAGGTGCCCTTCGGTGCCAGGCCGTCCGGCGAGTGGTTCTCCGATGATTTCGGGGGAAGCAGTGGGTCGGGGGGCGTGGAGAACGCCAGGAGCAGAGCCAGGGAGCGAGACGTTACGGATGCGTCGAGAGGGCACAGGGGGACAAGCACCGGAGGAGACGCGCGGAGGCAGACGCAGCAGTGGGTTCGGGTGATGGAGACGTGGCTCTATGCGCCCCAGGGGTATCTGGGGAGATACATAGTCAAGGCGGGGCGGGCCGTTGTGCTGGATCAGGTGTACTACGACTCCACGAAGGGCTTTAAGAACAAGGTGGTGCCGCCGATCTACAAGGGGACGTACTCAGGGCCGGGATTCTATGGGCGTGGGTACGCGCAGTTGATGCTGGGGATCACGTACGAACTGGAGAAGATGCTGGCCAACCAGTTCCAGAACGTCAGTGATATGGACCAGTACCCGTTCGTGGCCGTGCCGGCGAACTCCGGGCTATCGGAAGCACAGGTGAAGAAGCCCGAGAGGCGCAAGGTGTTGTTCTACGAGCCCGATCCGGTCATGGGCCAGAAGCCCATCTATACGGTGGAGCCGCCCAAGAGCGGTCTGTTTCCGGCCAAGGTGTTGGAGTTGGGGATGGGGGTGTTGCGGAATGAGAGCGGTCAGGGGGCTATCTATCAGGGGGACTCGCCGGGAAGGACGGAGTCCGCCGCCAGTCTGGGGTTCCTGTACGAGACGGGGAACGTGAACCTGGTGGAGGTGTCCAATGCTATCGGGGACGCGATGGCCAACTGCTATGCGTCGATGTTGCAGGCGGCGCGGGTGGAAATCGAGCGGGAAAGTGCTGAGGGGAATGAGGGCGGAAAGCTGAAGCTGCCGATACTGGACGACCGGATGATCGGGGTGGTGGTGGACCTACAGACGGGGGAGATGAGCCTGAGCGATAACCCGGTGCCGGAGCCGTGGGAAGTGAAGATCGACGTGGAGGAGCGCACGCTGAGATCGAAGGAGCAACAGAAGCAGGAGGCCGGGGTGATGCTGGAAGCACAGATCATCACGGACACCGATTTCCGTATCCTCAATGAGAAGTTGGGGCTGGGGTTCCCGGTGCTGGACAGGAGTGAGTGGGAGGCATGGCGGAAGGCGGTCGTGACCAAGATACTGCTGTTCCGTGATGGGAGGACGCCGGGAACGGTCACCGGGCACATCGAGGCGGACAACCCGGAGATCATGTTGAGGGTGATCCAGGAACTGATGGCCTCCATGGAGTTCGCCGTGGCCTCGGTGGAGGTGCAGGATGCGTTCGTGAAGCTGAAGCAGGCGTACGAGGCCATGCTGCCGGGGTTTCCCGATCAGTTGCCGGGAGTGGAGTCCCCGATGATGGAGCAACAGGGCATGGGAGGTGGGCGGGGAGCAGGGATGGCAGCTACCGGGGCTGCCTGAAGTCGAGTGAACCAAGAGAGCTGACAGGAGAGAGACTATGTGGGAACGGAAACGTGGATGGTTCTATGAAGACGGTGCCCCAGAAGGGGGAAACGGCTCTAGTGATGCTGGGGCTGGGGCTGGGGCTGGGGCTGGGGCTGAGAGTGGAAAGGGGGCTGAGGGGGCCGCGCAGGGAGGAGCGGTGCTGAAGTGGGGAGACAAGGTGCTGACCCTGGAGGAGGCGCAGAGGAACCTCAAGATGGCCGAGGAGAAGGCCAGGGGCGCGGACAAGGCGCTGAGGGAGAGGGCGGAGGCCGTCAAGGAGAGGGACGAGTCTCGCCGGATCATGGCGGACATCAAGGCGGCCAACAAGGGGGACATGGAGGCTGCTCGAAGGCTGGCCACGTACGATATCGGGGTCACCGCTGAGCAGGTGGACGAGTTGGAAAAGCTCTGGAACAGCGGCGGCGAGGGGGACCGGAAGGCACCACCGAAGAAGGTGGGGCTGAAGGACCTGGACGAGGAGACCAAGCAGGAGGTGCTGGCTGCGAGAAAGAAGCGGGCTGAGGAGTGGAAAGAGACCAGTTTGAAGACGGTGGACAAGGCACTTGACTCGGATGAAGTGCTGGGGGATATTGTTAGTGGGGCTGCTGCCGCGGATCGGAAGAGGATCAGGACAGCGGCCCAAGAGGCTCTCAGACGGCGAGTACAGGAGGCCGTTACGGCCAATCCGCCCAGAGAGTTCCGGCTGACCGCCGATGTTCTACAGTCTCTCGTTCAGGAGATGAGGGGCTACGTGAGCGAAATCGGGCTCCTGCCGGACGGGGAGGGTGGACCTATAACGGACGAAGCACGCCGGGCGGGGGTTCTTCCCCCTACCCTTGGAGCGTCCCCTGGCGGGGCGCAGACACTCCACCGAAAGCGAGAGGCTCCCACGAGACCAAAAGAAGGGTACCGCGGGGACCGGGACGAGATGGCGGACTACGCCGGTAGGAAGATCGCTCACATCTTCAACACGACGGGTGGAGACGATTTTCAGGGCTAGGATGCCGGGCTCGTAAAGGTTAGTGGCCGTCATTCGGCGCAGTGATGGATGTCCCGCAGGTGCCGGGAGTGCGCTTAAGGGGTATCCATTATGGCCGCAGCTACGGTCATCGGGTCCATTTCACAGTACATTCGGGAGGAGTTGAGCTACTCCAAGAAAGAGACCGCGCCGCAGGTGGACGGTGTGTTCTCTCGCATCTACGAGACCAGCCGCGGCGTCAAGATGGGTATCGGCCGCAACTGGCAGGTTCTGGTCACGTTCACCACCGGGCTTGCGGGGGGCTTCAAGAACGTCTCCGCGGCCGGGCCTTCCACCCTCGATCAGGCTTCCACCGGTCAGGCGAACATGTGGGATTCCACCACGCTGCGGTCCTATCCGACGGTGGGGCAGGTCGCCACTCCAGCCACGGTGCAGAAGACTCTGACGCTGGTGCAGGGCATGGGAGCCTTCCTGTTGCCCTGGCACTATGCGCAGGCGGAGGCGCTGGGGGATAACTCCATCGCCGATCCGCTGGACATCATCATCCGCCAGACCGGCAAGATGGTGAACCAATCCGAGGCCAACCATTTCTACACCAACAACGCCACCACCAAACCGATCTTTATCGCCACCACCGTGTCTACCGATGTCACCACGAACGGGGCGGCGACGTGCGTGTTCTCGTTCGCGGCGGGGACGGCCAGCGTGGGACGGATCGGACGGCTCATGCCGGGCATGTTGGTGGACGCGATGGACGTGTCGGCCACCCCGGACGCGGTGCTGACCCAGGGGACGGGCGGCGTGGTCACTACGGTGGACTACATCGCCAAGACGTTCAGTGTGTTCTTCCCCGAGGGGGCGGTCACGTTCGCGGATGGGGACTACTTGATTCAGAGCGGGTCCACCAGCGCTTCGAGCGCGACGGTGGGACCGAGCGGGGCCGAGAGCTGGCTGACGGATACGGGAACGGTGTTCGGCATCTCACTGACCACGCACCCACAGTGGAAGTCGCTGGTCGCTACGGTGAACGCGGTGCTGGACGGAGCGCAGTTGGACAAGTACGTGGGCGGGTTCTACGACGCTTACGGCGGCATGTACGACCTGGACAGCGTCATTATCACCAACGGAGCGCTGACCGCGTACCGGGAGAGCTACGATGGGCTCTTCAGGTATGAGCGGAACAACCAGAGGCTCCGGCTGAAGGACGGCTGGAGCGAGATGGACTTCGAGTGGAACGGACGGCGGTTCCAGTTCCTCACCAGCCGCTACCAGAAGGCGGGGCAGGCGTACATCATCAAGATGGAGCAGGGGAACATCCGCTGGTACGTGCCGCCGCCGGTGGTGGACAGCCAGACGAAGAAGGAGTTCCCCCGGAACATCCAGTTCACGGCGCCGTTCTACGGATCGAGGAACATCTTCCTGCCCGAGCGAGCGGGGACCACGGCCGCCCTTACGGAGTTCAACACGGCTCCGTTCATCTGTCTGCGGGAGTGTTGCCCTGAGCAGATTCCGGGCATCTTCCTCAAGAACCTGACGGAGATCAATCCGTAGCCTGAAGGTGCGGTGCAGATAGATCTCTCTCCAGGCGGGGCCGGGGCTGTGGCTTCGGTGCCCGTCCTGGGGAGAGTTGAATGGAGAGAGACCATGTTTGATTGCCGTTTCGATCCTGAAACGCATCTAGTGGGAGAAACGCCGTTTGGAAAGTTCCTGAGAGATCACTTTGGGGATCCCTTGCTGTTCACGTATCAGCACAGGGTGACGCAGAACTGGATGGTGGCGGCCTGGACGGATGCCACCAAGCAGCGGATGCAAGAGCTGGCCATCATGGGCAAGGCGCCGGTGGGGAATCGGGGCATCGTCGAGTCGATCGAGACGATGGTGCGCGGAAACCCCGAAGGTGAGCGGATGAAGAGAGAGAACAAGGTCAGTTTGGCGCAGGCCAAGAAACGGCTGGCGGCTGTGGAGAAGGACGAGCAGGACGAGTATCACGATGCCATGAACTTTCTGGCGAGGTACGGCTGCAAGGGCGTGAAGCATCCCAAGCATTTTGTGGTCAACGGTTGACCACGGCGCCCCTGTAAGAGCACTCGTCGGGATAGTGGGAGACGACCATGAAAGTGCATAGGTTCATTCGGAAGCCGGGCAGCAAGAACAACATCTTCAACATCTCGATCGCCACCCGTGTTGTGACGTCCGGGGCGGCCACGACCCTGGCTAAGACGGGTCTCGCCTACACGGACATCACCAAGGCCGGCTACGTGCGCGAGGGTGCCGCGGCGGACGTGGCGATCACGCCGGCGGAGGGAACGCTGGGGACGTTCGTGAGTGGTGGGTTCGTGGAGGTGGACGCTACCAACTGTCCGGGGGTGTATCAGATCTGCATCCCGGACGCCGCGTTCGTCCGCGGGGCCAAGGAGGTGGTCATCGCGCTCACGTTCGCGGCGTCGACGGTGGCCGAGGACCAGCTCATTCACGTGGACCTGATCCGCGCCATCGCCTATTGACGAAGGGAGGCGTTGTAATGGGCCTCCGCTTTCAGGGCGCTCAGTGGATGGGCGCGGACCTGCCCGTGCCTAGGGGGGTCTCCGTCTCTGCTTTCTGCCTGCTGCGAAACCCGTTGGGCGGTACGGTCATATCGTTTCGGTCTTTGCACAAGGGCTACCACCGGCTATACGTAGGAAGGGATCCTGAGGGGCACCTGTACGTCCGGGCCGCGACTTGCACGGGCTTGGGGACGCTGAGGGAGCACACTGGGTACGTGACCTTGAGTATGGGAGAGCCTTCGGCTGAAGAGTGGGTGCCCGTAGCGGTAGTATGGGGCCGAGACGGGGTGCGGTTGACGGTGGCCGGTAGGGAGGTGAGTGAGTTGGGGGCGGGGACGATCTTCGCCCTGGAACGGGTGTCGGTGGGCAGACTGGATGGGTTCGTTCCCAGGGACTACCTGCGGGCCGACGCGGCCCATCCGGGAGTCTGGGTGGAACACGGCTTGAACCGCAGGGAGGTCATGGCCCTTTGTGATGGGTACGCACCGGGGGTGGTCCACTCAGGGGGGCTGATCGACACCCTTCCATGGTTCAGGACCGGTGAGGGCACCCCATTGACGGTTGATGGGCCTCCGTTTCGGGAAGTGACTGTTGTGACCGTGAGCCCCCCGAAACCGAAGAATCCGGCTCCCGTCGCGGCCAGGAGACCAAGGTAATCGACGTCGGGGATGGCCCGGCGGCTCAGCAATGGACCGTTGGGGTTTTGTGAAGGGCACTAAGTGCTTGAGAAAATTCCAAAGCGCGGCCCCATTGCATTGGACGACCTCAGCGACGTCGATGCGCCAGCACCGTCGCTCAACAAGGTGCTGAAGTGGAACGGTTCCAGCTGGGTACCGGGTATTGCTGGCGACACTGCGGAATTTACCTTCTCGATCGACTCGTTCTCCGACGGCATCAGCGATACATTTCAACTCATCGGCGCCGGTACGTGGCTGGCGATCGGTGCCATTAGTTTCACGGCGACGTACAGCAACGCGCCGGGCGGCATGACGGCCGAAGTTGCGTTGTCTGGATCGGCGACGCCGTGGGCGGCGAATCTGTCGATGACGCCGGTCACCGGCCCGGAAACGAATACCGAAGCCGTCGATTACCCATCGTCGGCGACCGGGACCATCACGTTCACGCTTTCCCAGTCCGCCGATGGTACGACCGACATTGAACAGGTGTCGTTTGCGAACACCATGCGGTACGGCGACTCGGCGCTCACGCAGGGCAACCAGACTGAGGCGAGCCTGGAGGCGCTATCCGAGGTTGCCGGTCCGAATGAGAGCCGTACCCAGACGATCAGCAACATCTCCACGACGGCGAACTATCTCGTGTTCGCATGGGCGACTAGACTATCGGACATTACGCAGATTCGCCGGGACAGCGGGTCAGGCTACGTTACGGCCTCGTTCAACGCGACGCGCACAACGGTCGCGCCTGCCGTGCAGACCGTTGCCGACGTGACGAACTCCGCTGGATTTACGGAGTCTTTTGATTGCTGCACGGCGACTGACACCGGCCTAGCCAACGGGACCAACGATTTCCAAATGGTGAGCGGGACCACGCCGCAAAACTACATCTACTGGGGCGAGCTTGCTCAGGATGCCGGCGGTGACGGCGGCGCGGTCTACTCCGAGGCTGACGTCGAAAACAACAACGCGAACCAGCCAGGCAAAGTGGCGTCAAATACGATGTCCAGTCGGTCGATGGCGGTCAACTGCACGGCCAGCGAGTACGTCTACATCGCGTATCCCGCGCGGCTCGGGGCGCTGACGTCGATCGTCATTGGCGGATTCGAGTCGCTATCGGATTTCTGGACCGATAACACGACTCTCGCTGTGACCAATGATGCCGGTTTTCAGGAGAATTACCGAGTGTACGTGTCCAAGAATCCTGGGTTTGTGGACCCGACAACCATGCTGGTGACTATCTAATGCCGTCTGTGGTCGGAGAGATGACGAAAGGCGCCGTATTCGACTACGTGGTCGACGCGGGCAACGTCGGCAACGTCACTGCGAGCCGGGCCGTAGTTAGCGACGCCGACGGTCTGCTCGACGTGTCTGCTACCACAGCGGCGGAACTTGGTCACGTGTCCGGCGTGACGTCGGCGATTCAAACGCAGATCGGCACGAAGCTGACGTCTTCCGGGCGCAAGGGTCGACCGTACGGGATGCGAGCTGACGATCCGACCGCTGCCGAGGAATATTTCATCGGCTATACCGATGTGGCAATCACGATAACCGAGGTCGGAGGTATTACCGATGCCGGCACGGTGACGGCCATGCTGGTATGGCGGGCCAGGACGGCGCCGTTCTCCGGGGGGACGAATGTACTGTCGGCAAACATCGTATTCGACACGGACGAGCAGGTTACAGCCGGGTTCGCTGACGCCACAATTCCGGCGGACTCTGTTCTGTATCTGACCACGAGTGCGGTAGCGAGCAGCCCGACAAAGCTACAGGCGTACGTTGAATATACGATTGACGCGTAATGGGTTTTTCATTCCAACAGCTCGACGCCGACGGCCTGGACATCGCCCCCGGTCCCTCCGGTACGCCGACGTTTTCGACGGGCGTACATCTACGCGGGCTGCCGGTCAAACACGGGCAACTCACACAATCGCCGAACTCAATGGATCACGATCCGACCGGCTCGCCGCCGGTCTATTGGCCACAAATGCTGGTCAAACAGGCGGCGATCGGCGGAACGGCTGGAACCAACACGTATTCCCCGGTTATGAAATCCGGGTCGATCGACAGCGGCTGCGTCCAGCATACCATGCTGGTGGAGCCGACGTGGGCGATTCCGGCCGGAGATTGGGTGGTGAGACTGCTGGCGCCGATCCAGGCGAACGGCGACAAATCGGTGATCGCCGTGGCGGCCGGAGTGTGGGTCCGTAACGGCACGGTGTGGACGAATTCTACGCCTGCGATATTTCAGCACACGTTTGCTAGTGCCATACCTCTGTCACAAATCGGCCCGACGTCGATCGAGGAAACGATTGCCGGCTCGGAGGTGCTGATCGACCCGGCGGATGATGAGCGATTTGTCACGATTTGCTGGGCGATGCGCAACGCGATAGTGAGTGCGGAGGCGTTTAGCGTGTACTCGCAGGCGATTTACGATACGCCGATCGTGGCGACGGCGCAAGGAGTAGGATACACGCTGGGCCAGCAGGGCGGGTCGCACAACTACGTGAGTGGGTAAAATGGCCACTTCCCGAGTAGAAACGAGTAGCACGTATTCCGTGCAATTGACCCTGACGGACGCCGCTGGGATAGTTGTGCAGGGCGCGACCGTCTTGCTAAGTGCCAAGCGGTTGTCAGACGACAACTGGTATGTCGGCGGCGGAACACCATGGCAGGCAGGCTACGGCACCGTAGCAATGACCGAAATAGACCCGGCGCCGAGCGAGGTCGGGGACGAGGGGCGCTACGAATACGACCTGCCGATCGGGGCCACGCCGGACACCTATTTGCTCCGCGTCAAATACACGCACGTCGACGGGACCGTGGACTATTATGAGGATGAGCTTTTGGCGTTCGATGCGCCGAGTGCAGCTAAACTTTCGGCGCTGCACGACGATCGGCTGACCGCGGCCCGCGCTGGGTACCTTGACGAGCTGGCAGCTGCCAATGTCCCTGCGGACGTCGACACGCTGCTCGTCCGGCTGACGGCAATACGCGCCGGCCTACTCGACAACCTCGATGTGGTGGTGTCGAGCCGGTCGTCCCTATCGGCAGCCGAAGTCAACGCCGAAGTCGATACCGCTTTGGCCGACTACGATGGGCCGACGAAGGCGGAACTCGATGCAGGGTTGGCGGCGCTGAATGACCCGTCCGATTCAGAGATAGCTACTCTGCTGAGGACGGCGCTGGGGACCAACGGAGGTGACGTAATCGCGGAGCTGGCTCAGGAGCAGCCTTCGGCGACCCCAAGCGTGGCGGCTGCGATCATGCTACTATACATGATGGTGCGAAACGAGCTGGACGTGACGGTGGCCCTGAAGTCGATCAAGAACGATGCCGGTACGGTGGTCTGCAAGGGTGCCGTCTCGGATGACGGCACTACGTTCCAGAGAGAAAAGCTGGTGTCAGGACCGTAGCCATGGCGGTGGACTCAGAAGATAAGCGGCGATCGGTGGTCTGCAACGATGTGCCGGGGTCCATGCCTCCGGTGCCGGATACCAGCGTGCAGCCGGGGGATCGAAGGCACATGGGGGACGTGTACCGGATGCTGCTGCCGGGGACGGCGGGACCGGTGGGTGGCTATGAGCAGAGAAAGCAGAGGGGGGCAACCCAATGATCCGCTTAGAAGCTGATGCTGCCACTGAGGTCGTGATCGGTCCTTTTGTGGATGAAACCGATGCGGTGACTCCGATCGCGGGGGGGACGGGGATCACTGACTGGGACACCACCGCTTCGGTGAACCTCATTAAGGAGTCGGGGGCGCAGGGAGGTGTCTCCGTTACGGCACTGGAGGGAGGAACCAACATGAACCCCGGCGCATCGGGGGACTATGAAATTCAGGAGATCAACGACGGGTATTACCGGATGAAGCTGCCCGCTTCGGCGGTGGATACCGAGGGGCGGCTGCGGCTCACGTTCCGCGATGACGATCGCTACCTGCCGATGACCTTCGAGGCGGAGGTCGTGGCGGCGAACGTGTACCAGGCGATGGTGAAGGCTACCACGAGCCTGACGGACCTGGCCACGATCAAGAACAGGCTGGGGGGATGGGCGGGCAGTGGAATCAACACGGTGTTGGGGGCCTTCCAGGCGTTGTTCCGCAAGAGCGGAATTTCGGCGCCGACGGACATCGGAGGGACGTTCAACCCAACCACGGACTCGGTAGAGGCGCTCAGGGATCGGCTGGAAGAGGGCCTTGGAAGCGGATTCACCACCGCGAGCAACTCCCTGGTGGCGCTGACTACGGCCATAAGCGCCGTGGGGACTGCGGGGAGCAGTTCCGGTGGTGGAGGGACGGGGTCACCGACCACCTCGACGGCAAGGGCCGGAGGGTTCCTGGCGAGGATGTTCAGGATCATCCGCAAGGCCGTCGATCAGCCCAACATCAACGCCAAGTACAGCGATAGCGATCTGCTGGACCTGCTGGAGCAGAATTGCCATGAGTTCTGGACGGAGTTGCGGATGGTAGCCCAGGACGCCGCTATGGTCAGGATGGATCTGGCCGTGGTGGTGGACCGACAGGAGTATTTTCTGCCCCCGACCGTAGGGGAGATCACCCGTCTGCACCTGGTGGACGCCACCACGGACCTGAGCATGGGCGATGCGATCCCCCTGGGGCGCTACAACCCGAGCGGTGTGGGGTGGTCGGTGGAGGGCAACGTCCTGCGCCTGGGGAGGAAGCCGAAAGTCGCCGAAACGCTCCGGCTGGAGTATGTGCCGTCGGGGGATATCCGGCCGCATGAGGGCATGGGGGACGTGCAGAGTGGGGGGCTGACGTTCCTCATGGACCCCACTGGGTTGCTGACGGGAACGTTGGACACCAGGCCCAATGCCTACGCGGGGTATGTGCTGAGGACGTTCGGGGATGATGACCCCCAGACTGTCGTGGAGCGTACGGTTCGGGCGTCCAGCAAGTACATGCTGACCGTAGCGCCGATTATGACCCTACCGTCGGGACGGAACTACGAACTGGTACCGTGCTTCTGGCGGCACGTCGAGGTAGCTCTGGGGCTGAAGGCCAGCTTGAGGATATTGAGCCAGGAGGGGGACTCCAAGCGCTACGGGATGATCGAGAAAGAGTACGCCAAGAGCATGAGAACGGCGCGGCTCAGCCACCTGAACAGGCAATCGCGAAGGGCCTCGCACATGGAGGGGGACGCGCCGGAGAACACCAGGTATGGGCCGAGAATGCCCTTTGGGATCAGAGGTTAGGGGGCTGGTCGTGTGATTATCGGGAACTTGGCAGGTACGACGGTGCAGAAGCGTCTCGGATACGTCCTGCCCATGGGGCGGAGAGACTTCCACACGGGGCTGCCAATCACCAAGGGCATGATGCTTCAGGCTCCGTTCAGGGGAAAGCCGGGCGGTAACTTTCCCGTGAACCAGGGTGCCTCGAATGGGGGAGAGGGCGCCCTGCCGGAGACGGCGGGGGACGACCTGTTTCAGTTCCAGGGGGGTTCCGGGGAGTAGGCTATGCCACAAGTGGACCACGACCCCAACATGAGGCTCCGCTACCTGATGGCGGAGCCCGTACAGGACAGGCGCAACCATCCGGCGCTGGTTCCTGCCGGCTCCTATCCGCTATTGGTGGGAGTGGACGGCAGGTATGCGGGATCGTTCCGAAGGTTCCCTGGGTTCTACGGGGTGTTCGACCTGCGGGACGTGGACGTGGATGCAGCAGGGGACGCGGACAGCATCACGGCGGTGTGGTTCTTCAAGTACGTGGCCGTCCAGGTCGCCGTGGGGCTGGATAGCAACGATCAGCCCATCGGGGATGCTACGGCCAGGACGCTGCGGGGCTTCGTGGTGGCCCACAACTATAAGGACTCCACGGATTCGGATGCCGTCAAGGGCGTACTTCGCTTTGTGTACCGTGATCCGGCCGACAACTCCTCCTGGTTTTCCCAGACGCTGCTGCAAGAGATCAGCTTCAAATCCGATCGGCGGATCATCATCGACAGTGATCTGTCCAACGCGAACGTCATCAACGCTACGGCAGAGATCGACGCTGCCTCCATGGGGCCGTTCCTGTACTTCGTGGTGAATCGAGGAACGCCGCTGGGTATCGCTATTGACTGGACCAATGGGGCGGCCCCTCGGGACTATTATAGGAGGAGTGTAAGGGTTTCTTCCACGGGGGCCACGAGCCTCCAGTGGGATTTCACCGACCTCGGGCCTCTCCAGCAGCCGGTTCAGAATTTTCCTACCGAGGTCGGACAGGACATAGACCCACCGTCGATAGTAGCCACGGGCGGAAAGCTGGGGGGGACGATCAAGTCGGCCATCCGTACGTACAGCGGGTTCAAGAACGTACAGGGGCCGCTCATCGGAATCGCCACTACGGACACCGACGACACCGGCACTCCCACCAGCAGGGTGAGGTATCAGTCAGACAGGGCTCCGGATCAGCCGGGGTTCCCGCACCTTTCGAACCTGGGGGTCGACGATGACAACCTCAAGCCCAAGATCAGGGTTTACAGGACGGTGGATTCCCTCTCCTTCACTGCGATTACGGGCCTGGGGGTTACCGGAGGAAAACTGTTCAGAGAAGCAGAGATACCTATAATCAACGACGGGAGTTCCAACCTGGATGGGGCCACCTCGGCGGCGGAATATCACACTTCGAATCGGGGGTTCAACGTATTCGCGGGGGACATCGACGATAATTCCCTGGTGGTTCAGCCGTGGATCAACCCCTTCACCAGTGACACCGCCCTGACGTCGAGAAAGCTGAAACTGCTGCTGCCGTACCAGGGGACGCTGCTGAGGATCGGAAGTGTACCGCTGGCCGCGCCTCCGGCGGTGAACGTGGAGCGAGATGAGGTTCTGTCTTGGGGCTCCCTGGAACGGTACGCACCGGAGGAGTTTCGCATCCAAGACTCCACACCACTGGGGTCCAAGCAGGACGAACGTGTCCTGGCGCTGATAGGCACGGGAGACTATGCCTTTGCGGTGGGGGACAGTTCGGTCTTTCGCATCCACCGCAACGGTGGAGTGCTGGGGATCACCGAGGTCCAGAGCCTTGCCGGGGGTGTAGGCCGATACGCGGCTATAGGGGTCGGAGCGGAACTGTACTACGTCAACCCCGTCGGCCTCTACGTGGTGAACGGAGCCACGGGAGAGTTCCAGATCGTAGCGGCCCTCTCCAGGGTGATCCTGGAGGACTGGAAGGACTCTTTGGACTCCGTGCGCATGTGCTTCGACATGCGCCTGGGAGCGCTGTGCATCCTGAACGCCACGGAGGAGGAGTGCATCCTGATATGGGCATCCACGGGCATGGTAACCACGCTGCGGGACACGGTGTTCCAGTTCTGCACCGAGGGAATAAACCCGGAGGACGTGGGATACTCCCGCTCCTACTGGATCACCGCGCTGGGGGCCGTCTATACACCTAACGCCGAGAGGGGCATGGACAAGGCGCTGGCCATGTGTGGGTTCTCCGGTACGGGGGGATTTACGCCGGTCTGGAACACTACGATCGCGACTGCCGCCCTGGGGACGACCACGGCCTCCACGCTGTGGGTGCTGGGCCACGTGGACGATAGTGTCGTGGGCTTTAAGGTCTACGTTACTTCGGGGGACCGCGCGTTTGAGTCCGCGAAGGTGTCGGCGGTCAACAGGACCACGGTGAGCGGTACGGACGTAACGGAATTGACCCTAGCCTCAGCGCTGACGGGGGTGCCGGCGGAGGACGATAAGGTCTCCGTCTCTCCGGTGCTGTTTGAGGTGGTGGGATGGCCGATTCAGGAGCTGGAGGAGCAGATCGACCTGTTCCGCAGCAAGGCCGTCAAGAGCATGGGGCACAACATCATTCTGCTGGGCGGTAACACCACGACGGCCGGCAACCCCAACCTGGAGATGGTCCACCGGCTCTACAGGAGGGGGGACCTGAACACTCCGCTTCCGTACAGCTACAGGGCGGCCATGAACGCCGATCCCTCGAAGAACTACAGCTACTTTGGGGGCGTGGAGGGGCCGATCCTGTTTCCGGCGTGGGCGCAGTACGCCAGCAACCTGGACTTCGAGTTGTTGGGCACCATCGTACATGGTATGATGAAGATGACGGAGGCTGAGTCCAGCCCCGTCTGAACAGGAGTGCGAACATGCCCCTGCCTCAGCCCTTTCAGACAGACCTGCCAGCCGCGGTGGATTGGGCTCGTAAGACCCGTGGCACCGGCCACGGCAGGCCGTCCTCTCGACCTCCGTCCCCCACGGGAAGTCCGTGGCCGGAGAACTACTACTCTATCGCAGGCCCTCATCAGCAGAGCCTTCGAGCAGCACAATCGGAGCCGGAACCGGCACCACCAGGGATGCATGTGGGGCCTCCGTGGGTGTCCGTAGGTCGAGACTACGCCAGGGACCCCCGCACCAACCGGATGATTCGCGTAGGTCCTGGAGGCGGTGGGGCCAATTGGGAGCCGTATGAGTGGGGCCTCTACAATGAGTACCGCGAAGCCGAGGCAAGCCCTCTGGGGCCGATCGACTGGTGGAACGAGGTCTATCAGCCGGGGGTCACTACAGGTGCTGAAGACTACACGGCGGCCAACCAGGACGTGCTGGACGTGCTGTCCGGAGGGCTCTCTGATCTTCAGGGTCAGATCACCGCGCTGGGCGAGGCACAGCAGACGACGGATACGGGGGGGCTGGACCAGAATACAATGTCCCTGCTTCTGGCCCTGTTGAGCAATCAGGGGGGACAAGAGCCGTTTTCGGGAAGCTCGTATCAGATGGGGCCGCTTTACCCCGGCGGAAACCCCTGGAGATAGTGAAGGAGCTGGCACAACATGGCTGGACCTTTCAGTATACTGGGGGAGCCTCTCCCCAACCTTATAGGCAACCTCATTATCGGTGGTCTACGGCTGGGGCAGGCTCAGAGGAACCTCCCCAAAGCGCCTGAGCCGTCCACCCGAGAGCGGGAGGCCAACCAGCAGCCCATCGCCCTGAGCGGCGCCAGGGCTGCGGCCCTTGGACGCAATACCCTGCCGGGGCCGGGAAGCACCACCATCAGGGACATCACTCAGGCAAACGCCGAGACGGAGGCCGACCGCGTCGCGAGCCAGAGGGCTTGGAACCAGCGGATGATGGGTGCCATCGGCGACGTTCGAGAAGGCATCCAGACCTCCACGGGGGCCATTGGCGGAGCGCTGGCGGAGATACCGGACCTTCAGGAGCGTGGACGAGCAGGGTTCGCGGAGGGGCGATCGGCGCTGGCCAATGCGGTCGAGTCGGTGTCACAAACGGCTGCGGGGAACTTGCGCACCATAGCGGCGTCGGTCCAGAGGTTCTTCAGCGAGACCAAGTCCATGTACTCCCAGCTCGTCCACGGTGGGGTGGCCCTGCTGGGGAACATTCGGGATCAGACCGCTGCCAGAATGATCGAGGCTGGAGACGCCATTCCAAGACAGACACAGGCAGCAATCAGTGATTACGAGGGGCAAGCTCGGGCGATGGGGCTTCCCGAGCAGAACATCATGCACACCTCCGCCGCCATCGCCGCGGACGGAGCTAAGAAGTTGGGGGACATGCTGACCGAGGTCGGCCTCTCCGAGAACGAACGCTACACCTCGGCGTCACTACAGGTATACGGGCAGTTGGCGGGATTCCAGACGGCCAGGGCATCCGCCACGGCGGGCATGCTCAGTGGAGCGGCCGGGCAGGCGGCCTCCGTGGGGGCCAATGCGACCGCCGCCCGCGTGGAGCTGGCCAAGTCCAGTGCCGCGCTGGAGGCATCCTCCGCGGAGTGGGAATCCAGTGTGGTAGGAATGAAGGGCAATCTGGGGGCGCTGTATGGGCAGATAGCCATAGACGGAAACATGGGGGTGGCGAGCCTGCTGGCACTGGTGGAAGACCCTGTGGTGCAACTGGGGCCGATCATGGAATCCGCCTGGACTGCCTATCACGGGCTGGAGGACCTGGAGTACACCTACAGGGTGGGGAACTACCAGCAACTCATGGCCAACCTAGACGATTTCTGGGGTAGGATCACCAGTGGGTTCGACAGGCTGGCAACCATCAACGAGGCTCGCCACCAGGAGGGCGTCCAGCGCAACATTGCCTCCCAGAACCGTGCGGCCGCCATCGGTGGCTCCGTCATTAGCGCGGGAGGCGACGTGTTGGGTGGATTTTTGGCAGGACGATAATCATGCCACAGCAGATGAGAGGAAGACCGATCGCGATGCCGGGAGCCTCGCTGGCAGTGCCCAGAGGTCCGGGGATGCCTGGACCCTACGCGCCCCCACAGAGACCGGCGGCGCCCGTAGCTCAGCCGGGAGGCATGACGGGCTCCTCCGGGGACGCTGCGCTGGCGGGGGGGATCGCCGGAGCGGGTGGGGCGATCGGGCAGGCGCTGACCAAGAAAGCGGAGCAGAAGCGGGAGCAGGAACGGTACGAGGACATCAAGAAGGAGCGCAAGAGAGAGCGGGATCAAGAACTGGCCAACCAGGCGGCCATGATGCGGATCACGGCCGCACAGGCCCGCCGTCAGGACGCGGTCAGAGCCATAGAGGCCACCCTGGAGGCCAAGCAGGCTGTTCTGGACGGGCTGTTCAGGGACGCCTCCACAGGACTGTTGGGGCTGCCTCACGAGTACATGCCGTTGCTAAGGAGAGAACTGGACAGCTTTCTCGAAACCGCGCGGACGCCGATCAAGCAGGGGCAACTGCTCGACCTGTCCGTTAAGGACGGGGTCATCGCGCCGGAGTGGGGTCCTGCCGGGGAGGTGGACCCAGCACTGGCGGATGGGGCCAGGGCGTTCTACACCGGGCTGCTGGCTAAAGGCTCAGCCATAGCTGATCCACAGTACCGAGCGGCGGCGGCGGAGAAACTGGCCAACCAGGTGCTCCCCCTGGTGGAGTCCATCATGGAGCGGGGGGAGCCCGGTACATACCGGCGGCTAACCGAGGGGTACTATGGGTTTACGGGAGACCTCAAGGACGGAGTCTACCGAACAGGGAGTATGCCGGACTCCTACAAAGACAGGATCATGCTGTTGGACGATGCCGTGAAGCAATTGCGTGAACGTCCGGACATGATTCAGGGGTCCTCTGCTGAGTGGCTGCTGGACAGGACATTCCCCAATGAGCCCGGCAACAGCCCCATAAGACGGCTCCTGAACTCCGTAGGGACGGGCGCAGCGTCGGGGTTAGGACCGGGGGAGGCGGCTGCGGGCAGGCAGTTCCTGCTGGCGGCTGCGGGCAGGATCAAGGATCTGCTCGATAAACCACCCGAAGACCTGCCTGAAGGATCCCAGGATAGGCTTCTGGCCGCGTACCGAGAGATGTTGAACTACTCCACGCAGTTATACCCGCTGGAGCGTACGCTGACGCAACACGGGGGGGCTGAGACGATGGTCCGAAACATCCGGGCCAAGCTGGGCACGACGGGCACCGCCAAGGAAGCTTACGAGAGCACGGATCGGGCAGCCAGGATCGCTCAATACGTGGAAGTGTACGGCCCGGAGGAAGGCATGGCGCGGTGGGAGGCTGAGCGGTCGGAGGGACCGCCGATGCCGGGGTCCTACGACATCTTCGACATGCTCTCCGCAGAGGCCAGTGTGCTGGACCCATTCACCTCCATGGTGGTCCGAGGGGCGGTGGCGTACAAGCAACCGGAGTTCATCGCTTCCCCGGCACCAGCCCCCGAGCCCGCCCCCCCAGGAGCCTTTAGCACTGGGGGGCAGATGGGCTACCAGACTGGTAA